TGCTAGCTGCTCTTTTATTTGCATCAAACGGCCCGATATCTTCACCATAAGCACCTAAGTAATTCTTACGATCCATTTCCCAACAATTACGGCACATCTTTTTACCAGGAACAAAATCTAGTAAATGAGGTCCCCTTAATTCTTTTCTGATTTCACCACACCAGTCACATTCTCCACTGTTTCCGTACTCTGCCATGATTTTATTCACTTGATGTTCTGAAAGCTCTACACTTCCAATTGATTCTGTACAAGCTAGTTCGCCAGTATCATATTTACTTGGCATACCATCGTAGGCTAAGGATTCCATGTAATCTTCAGTCAGTTTATTTAAATCAATTACCAATCTGTCATTGATTACCTTTACTTGATATCGCTCTTTAACAATTTTCACTTCATGTGGTATTCCGGATTCTTTCGTAAAAAACTCAGCTTCCTTATAAGCGCCAATAATATTCTCATGAGTAACCATTACTTCCCCATCTAAATAAACTCCGTATTTCATAGCCATTCCCCTTTCTTAATCCAACTCCATGATTTCTGCTAACGATCTATCCGAAATGTAAGTCCTAATAACCTGTATCCGTCCATATTTCTCTTTAGCCATTCCTATGGCTTCGCTCTCTGACTTCGCTTCAAACCAGCGCAGTTTCCATTTTTCGTCCTTGTCATAAAACTCTACCGAGTACGTCATGACGCTTGTATCACGCTGCAAGAACTTATCCGCCGTGCTCTTTGCTCTATAGTCGAAACTTCCCACTACATCCTCAAGTGTTAGCTGCTTCATGCCCCTATTCCGACTTTCTCTTGTATCTGCATTTGATACGCCGTTTCTAACCGTTCCATTACTTCCTGGCGTCTTCTATCCACTTCCTCAGGACTACGATTCCCTGCCGCGCAAATACATGGCGCAAATTGATAACAGCCGTTCCCCTGGTCGTTCCTAATAATGCCCGTTTCTTTACATGCACACATCTCAATTCCCCCTTTTAAAATGGCAATGCCTTTCTTCTAAAATCCTTTGTATCTTTGAAAACAATCGCTCTAAAGTTATTAAAAATACGTGATACAATCCGCTCATCGTATGCGCCTTCTAAACGCTCGCCTGTAAGGTTTGTAGTAAAGATAGTAGATTTACCTTGCCTTCCATCGAACACATCAAATAACACCCTATTAATGAAGTTTGTTGCCTTTGTATTTGCATCCAAAGCTCCTAATTCCGCTCCTAAATCATCAACTACTAAAACATCTGCTCGTACTAACGTCCGTATGATTGAATCCTCAGTTAAGGAGGAATCTTTATTGAACGTACTTTTAATCTTCCGTAGCAATTCACCAACTGTGACGAAGACAACTGATATCCCTGCACCTGCAAGTTGATCTGCGATAGCATAAGCAAGATGCGTTTTCCCCGCTCCACAATTTCCAGCTATAATCGTGTTAAACACCTTCTCATTGAGATAATCCGTTGCGATGACCTTTGCAAGTTCAAGGTTCTTCGCTCCTTCCTCGCTAGTAGGTTGGTAGTTATCGAAGTTCGCTTTCTTAATATTGCTATCGGCAATCATGCTTTGCTGATGGAATAAGAATTTCTTTTCGTTCGCTTTGTCTGCATCGTATTTCGATTGTTCTTGTTGCTGAAGCTTCTTACTTTCGTTTTCAAGGAAACATCGAGGGCAAACAACTTGTCCACCGAACTTCATCTTATTCATGCCATGTGCATCACACACATCAGAATCCATAGTCATATTCACCTTTTTGGCTATATCGGTTGGTATTGCTGCCGCTGCTCTCTGCATTGTCCTTCGCTCCTTTATTTCGTTGGTATTCAGCTTCTAAAGCTTCCACATCATTCAAATTCTTAATGTTTTTGTTAGCCCACTGTTTTAAGATGCCTTCAGCGTAATTCCATTTCTTCTGTTGCTTTAATGCACGTTCCATAGCTGCTATAACCAGTTCTTCGCTTGTATCTTTAATCCACTGATCTATGCCATCTGCCATGAATGGATTTAAAACTCCAATGTTACTTTCATAGAACGAGAAGGGATCCTTACTACTACTTATTGTTAAATTAGTATTGTTAAGATTAGTATTGTTAGGGTTCACCTGGTGAACAAGGGCTTGTTCATCTCCTGAACCACCCTTGTTCATCTCCTGAACTACCTTGTTCACTGGATGAACAAGGGTACTAATATCATTGATGTAGTAAACGTTTGAAGCATATCCTCCATCTTCACTATTACGTTTTTCTTTGAAGACATATCCATATTCAATAAGTAAATTTAGAGATTTAATTATTGTGTTCTTTGACATACCTACTTTTTTACCTATTGTTGATAAAGAAGGAAAACAACTTCCTGTTTCTTGGTTAAGGTGTCTACAAAGGACCATGTACACCGCCATTTCCTTATGTGTAAGTCTTTCATCATCCGCAACCTCGTTATCTATCATGAAAAATCCGCGTCTTCTTCTATCTATTAATGTCATTTAGTTCACCTTCTTCATCCAACATTCGTAGCTGACATTATCCACGTAACCGATTGTTCTAAATTCATGCTTACCTTGAAAACTTCTACCGCTTTGTTCATAAAATTTACCGTTCTTATAAACTGGTTTTATCGGTGTTAAGAAATCAAAACCTCGCTCAATCAAATCATTTGTAGCTATTAGCATTTCTTTTTGCGTTTGTCTTCTCACAGGTATCTTAAACATCACACACTCTCCCTCTCGCATATCGCGATACCATCTTTAACACTTGATACCTTGTAACCCGGATAGCGATCAGGAGTGATGTACTCAATCGCCTTCAATTTTGTTTCTTTTTCATTTCGTGCGCCCTTCCATACCCATGAAGGAAGGACGACTTTTGATTGATTTTTATCTAACATAGGTTTTTCACTCCTTAATTTGTTGGCGCTACCTTTTCAACTGTTTCTGTTTCTTTTTCTTTAGCTTCAGCGATTTCTTTTTCAGCTTGTTTAACCCATTTCGTTGATTTTTTAAGTATCTCTTCAGCTTGCTTTAACGTTAATTCAGCAACTTCTTTGATGCTTAGGTGTCCTTTAATCGCGTCTTCATCCACTTTCCGAAGAGTGGCTAATTTTTTTATGTTTAATTTGATTGCGCCGACTTGTTGAGCAGTAATCATTGGCTCTTGAATCTCTGGTAAGTCTTCGCCTGCATAGATATATAATCCCAATCCGTGAAGCGCTATAGCCTTTACTAAGCAACGTTGAATACTTGTGTTAATGTCAAAGCTGTTAGGCTCTGCAATTGGCTTATTTTGATTGTTAAGTATCGGATGAATCTGGCTTAGTGGTAATCCCTGTACAGTTACTTCAACCTCTACGAAGTAACCACATTCTGTTTTAAGGTAAGGAACGCCATCAAATCGTTTTACTTCCCATGTTGCCGTTGGATCTACTTCACGAAGCTTTTTTACCGCCCATGCCCATGATAAGTAGCTAAAGCGGCCTTTCTTTTCAACATGTTCCGTGCAATCTATTTGAGCTAATTTAGAAAAGTAATTTTCAGTTGTCATATGAATCTCCCTCTCTTTTAAAATGGTGCTATTTCCACTTTTTCTTTTTGTTGACTAGCTTCATACATTTCTTCTAACACCTGTAATCCGTGCTCATAAGCTAAAATCATTAAATGTGAATGTGGATCATTATTTTGTTTGTTATGCTCAATCAATCTATTAAAAATTCGTTTTTCTAACTCGAACTTGTCGTGTATGTTCATATCCATCTCACTCACCTGCAACTTTCTTCATGGAATGTTCTTCAACATACTGTTTAATGCACTCTGATTCTGTATGGATTGGATCCCCATCAAAATCAAGGTATCCTTCGCCGTAAAAGATTTCTCCACCACAACCTTGGCAGTAATCCATAAAATCTCTTGCTGATGAGTCGTGATAATTATCGATTAACATTGGATTTTCAATCATGTTCTTTTCCTCCCTTTACTAGGAAAAGTCGATATGGTACAATAAATGTATAACTTCGTGATCGACTTTTCGTAAAAACGACCTATCTCCCAATGGGTCGTTTTTTCATGTTTTTGATAGTAACCAATCTACAAATCTGTTAGAATTTAGTTACCGATATGTGTTACAACTGGCCTGTGCTTCTGTACGGGCTTTTTTGGTGCTAGTTTTTAGCTAGCGGATACATTTTTCTCACCTCTTTCTGATGCTTTGCGCATCGAAATATCCAGGAACCTTTTTATTAGGTGAGGGATATCATTAAATTCCCGAATATTTCGACAAGTAAAAGCCTGGCAATTTTGTAAAATCGTGGTATCATTAACTTATAAAGTCTAATTTCCGACTTTACCCTTATTACATGAGCCTTGAGCCTTCACAACTCAAGGCTCGTCCCTTTATTTAGCTAGAGTTATATAATGGTACTTCTCGACGACTTTCACGCTGTTATGTACTCCTCTAGCTTTTAAATCTCGTATCATTGCGATGATTTTCTTCTTTTCGTCTTCATCTCGCTGCTCTTTGCTCATCACTTACCATCCTTCATAATCCGTTTATCTATCCGGTCCATCAGATACATGAATCCACCAAATGTTATGACTACCACCAGTACCATGAATAGTGAGAATGTGCTTTCTTCCATCATTTAAATCGCTTCCTTTCCAAGAAACTTATTAATGAAGTAAAGCTGACCTTTTCCTGTAATTTTTGATGTGAACTTCGTTTCGAATTCGCCGTTACTGTTTGTTCTTACATATGGTTGTCTTTCGAATAACCCCATATCCATTGATCGTTGAGTCGGCGAGTTGTACATGCTTCCTTCCTTACTACATAAGTACCCGTTTTCTCTTAACCATTCGAACAATCTGTTTTGACCTGTATCAATTCCTTTTTGTTTAAGTAGTATTGCTAAGTCTTTAACTAAGATTGAATTTACTGATACCTCAACTGCTTGAGCGAATGTTACAAGTGGTTGTTGCTGCAATACCTTCCGTTCAGCTTCAATCCGCTTCGTTTGTTCTTCTTTTAAGTTAGTAAGAAGGCCAATCATGAAGTCTGGATTAGTTACTGCTTGTTCAAGAGCTTGATCTGTCATGTATGCTCCATGTTTTCTAATAGAAGGAAGCACTTCACTTGTTACCCATTTTTTGAATGCTTTCGCTTGTGGTTTTTTACTTTTCAAAATTGCTGAGTACAAACCAGATTCATTAATTACCTTCATTGTTTGACTTCCACCAAGGGTACTCACTTGGTGAGTGTCCTTTTCATCTTCGTCTAAGAACCTAACCATGTTGTGTGTATCTCGATATTCCAGTACATCCGCCACATCTTTCGCTACAAACCAAACATCTTCACCTTGTACCACCGTTCGAACTTGTCCGAACTCTTCATTGTTGAAAACTTGTAATTGATTCATTTTCTTTCCTCCCTTTTATTTTCAGGTCAAGTCAACGTTCAATTTAGTGACCTAAGGTCAAGTTAATATCCTTTAAAAAATGACCTCATCCTACTAAGTCATCCATTGTTGTTGATAAAGCATTAGCTATTTTTTTTAATGTTTCAATCTTAGTTGATTTAACACCTAATTCTATCTTTGAAACCATACTCTCACTGATTTCTGAGAGTTCAGCGAGTTGTTTTTGTGTAAGTTTTTTATTCATACGAAGTTCTTTTATGTAACTCCCTTTTATTTTCATTGGCTTCACCTCTCGATTACATTTTCATTGTACACCTAACATGACCTGAGGTCAAGTTTTTATTTTGAAACTTATTTTTCAAAACAAGAAATGGACTAGCGGTCAAGTTTTATGTAGAATATATACTATAGCCAATGTAAAACAAAACCATTGAAATTTCATATAAAACAGTTATTAAAGGGGAATAAAATCATGTTACCTATACTATCCATTAGGATAAAAGAATTAAGGAAAAAAAGAAAATGGTCTCAGAGAGAATTAGGAGAGAAAGTAGATGTTAGTGAATCTTTCATTTCGAAAGTCGAATCTGGAAAGAAGCAGCCTTCAAGGGAAGTTACTACTAAAATCGCAGAAGTATTAAATGTAACGACGGATTTCCTGTTAGGTAGAAGCAACGAAGAGGATCTGAATGAAATATTAGATGCGAAATTCAAAGAAATGAAAGAACGCTTAGCTAATCTTCCTGAATCTCAACGTGAAATGATTATGAAACAAGCAGAGAACTTAATGGCAGAGTTCGAAAAACTAAATAAGCAATCGATAAAATAGCCAAACCCATTACGAGGCGTGGCTATTTTTTTGTTCTATATTAAACAATAGCTCAATATAGGAATCAATTGTCTGTTCATCATTATTAGATACCTCAGCAGCCTGTAGTAAAAATCCCTTTAGAATTTCTTCTCTTGTCATCCCCAACATCCTCCGATATCTCCATAGTAGTTTCTGAATATTTCACAATATATCACTTTTTACTTAAATTAATAAAAAACGAATTTCCCAGAAAGCACGAAAACAAACGCGACTTCTTTTTTATGTCCATATTATACCACGAAAACGAACGTACGTTCCTGTGGTGTGCGCTGTATTATTTAAAAATTTTTTTATTCCTATACTAAATTTTAAACAGATATTAAAAGTGTTTACCGCTTTCTATATTTTTTTATCAATTAATAAAAAAAGAGGGTTTCGGCTCTCTTTTTTTATTTTCCTCGACAAAATATGACAAAACAGTTGTAACTGGATTTGTTATGATTTGAAGAGAATCTTATATAGTCTAATATTTGAATGGTGATGAAATGATATTATTAAAATAAAGTTAAATGTACGGAAGATCCCTACTCTTTTTAGGAGTCCAGAACTTTTACAAGTAATTAGGAGGAACTTATCATGACTGAAGTTGAAGTTAAAGACCCTGCAAAAGTAATTTCGTTTATTAATATGAAGGGTGGAGTGGGAAAAACTACTCTTACTAAAGAAATTGGCTATTTTCTTGCAACTAAACGTAATAAAAAAATGTTATTTATTGATTTAGATCCACAATCAAATTTAACACAATCATTCTTCCGTAAATATAATTACAGTCAAGAAGATTTACTTGATGTAGATGATGAACAGCCCAGTGAAACTGGTGGAATTAAAGTTGAAGTAAAAAAGAAATATTATACCAAGGCTTCAATACATAAGTTATTTACACCAGGAAAAGTTTCGGAATTGACTAGAGAAGATTGTATCCTTAAACTTGATGAAAATATTTCAATTATTCCTGGAACACTAAAATCTGTTTTTTCAGAAAGGAATTCTAATATAGAAAATCATCTCTATAACTATGTTAGTCGACATAAACTTAAGGATGAATTTGATTATATTTTTATAGATTGCCCACCGACATACTCAAACTACACAATAGCTGCACTTATTACAAGCGATTATTATGCAACGCCTACAAGGCCAGATTCTTACTCTGTGTTAGGTATAGATATGTTGGATCAAGTCGTTAAGCAAATTAAAGATCATCACCATATTTATTTTCAAGAAAGAGAATTAAAAGCTCTTGGTGTTGTATTTTCTGATTTACAAATACCTAATACTGGTATTCAAAGTTTAAAAACTAAAATTATGCAATCTAAAAAAATCAAAAAGTTAGGTATTAACTTTTTTGACACTGATTTTGTTTATAATAGCCATCTTCCGAAACAAGCGGAGTATTTTATTACAGACTCTAACAGCACTAAAATTGAAGAATTAACAATTTTAGTGGATGAATTTGAAAGGAGAGCAAGTGAATGAGTGATTTAGAGTTATTGAGAATACTATTAGTTAATTCTAAAAGTATCCGCGATGAACAGAGTTATAGAGCTCACACCTATGGAATATTAATGACTCTTCTTTTATCTACAGAGATATTTAAAAATAATAAGGATATTCAACCTTTTTTAGAAGAAAATAAAATTTCTTTTAAACCCTATGTTTTTGACAGTCGTACACAAATTGTTGGGAAAATTTGTAGAATAATAGAATCAGTTAATATAGATCAGTTAAAACAAATTAACACTTCTATACATCAAATAGCTTTTAATTCTAACGATGAGCAAAATAAAGGAGTTAAAAGCAGTAAAAAAACAAAAAAAGATAAAAATTACTTTGACTCCTTGTTAGAGCAATTCGAGAGGAAAAAATCATGAACAAAGTATTAAGTACTTCTTTTGATGAATATAAAATATTTGTTGAAGAATTTTATCCTAAAACTAGTTTTAACTGTACACATTACCGTAAAATAATTATAAACTTATTTACATTAGTAGAAGTAACCGATATCTACATAGATTATTTAAAGGACACTAACTATCCTGATTATCTTTCTCATATAAAACACCAATTCTTGTTAATGCTTTACAATTTACCAAACTACAATTCATTTTTTATTTCTTCTTTACAAAGAAGTGTTTCAGAAAGCTTATTAAGAATGACACTCGTTAGTATTGGCCATGATATTGGAGATTCTAATGGCATGCCATTTCATCGTATTCAGGAAAAACTAAAAAGAACTGACGCATATAAACTTAATCAAGATAATTTTAAAACGTCATGTGATAATTTATTTTCCTATTTTGGTGCAAGTTCTAAAATAATGCATAACTCGCCTTCAACTAAGCAAACTAATATTCATTACATTATGGCATTTAATGTAGCACCAAGTGATTTACAGGTCGAAAGATTATCTAAATTTTTTAAAGTTATTAATGATCATATTTTAATTAATTTTTCCCGTAACAACAAAATAAATGACTCTACGCTAAATTTAGCTAGTAAAATACAATTAAAAAATATTATTGGTATAGATTCCTACAATCATTATTTTAATAGCAAAATGAATAAATAAAGAGGTTCTGTTGCAAAGTTTGAAAAAAGCATAAACAGATTGGTAAATGGGGAAAAGAGATTAGGAAGCAGTTAGCAATTGTTGAAGTTCATTGTATGTTGAAAAAGCGGAGTCTTTTTGCAGACTTCGCTTTTTCTTATATGGCGCATGAATAGTTTCGATTCCTTTTATCGTACGTGATGCACAACGAAGAGTACGTTTTTATTTTTCTTCTGCCAAATGTAATAAATTTCTTGCACCAGAATATCTTTGTTATACATTAATTTGAATTTGCTAGCTCTTGATATAGTTTTAACAACATTGCTATGCAATCTTCTTCCGTTATCCAAACAAATCCATATGCTTTACATACCTCTTTATCGAGTTTTTGATGTGCTTTTAAAAGTTCAGTATATAAATACATATTTTCACCATACATATCAGCCAATGAACTATCAGGATATAGTGCTCTTACATTAAGAATATTTTGTGCAGCTTTTTCAATTTCGATTTTTTGCTCATCAGTTATTTCTGGCCAGGGGAATGTGTTATAGACAACGCTTCCTGAATATCTATAATCACTTTTTAAACGTCCAGCTACAGTTCTCATCCATGCCATATGTACACTAGATGTTAATACCCCAAAGTGATACAACGTGGCATTTGGAACAATCAATGCTGCATTTCCAGATATAATGTCTTTTGAAACAAATCCAATGGGAATGTATTTTCTTTTTTCACTAGAAGGTCCAGGAATAAATAAATAATTTGTATCAGGTTGTGATGTAAAAAAGTAAAGATGTGGTGTGTCTGCTTTTGCTCTTGTTGGTGCAGCTGTACTTTGTAATCTGAACTCACGTACTTTTTCAATTCTCTCTAATATAGATGGACATTTTTTTAATAATTTCGGATCTGCATATTTTAACCATAAACAGTATCTATCTTTTCCACGTATAAACTCAGATGGCCCCATGTATTTCCTTATATAATTTTCTGATAACGGCTCTTTTCTGATTAATTCGTCTTTTTCTTCTGGTGATAGAACTAGATTATTTCCATCCGTAAATTTATTACTTAAAGATATTTTAGGTACATCACAAAGCGGCGTGCTTCTACTTTCTACTAGTATATTTGGAGCATTTATTAAATACGGGTTTATATTATCTGCAAACATTAATTTATTTTTTTCGTTCCATAATTTCTTTGTCGAAGGAACCATCATTGAAGAAAACCCAATAATTATACAATGTACTGCAGCTTTTCCCTTTGCATCATTATTCCATTTGAAAGTCCGGTAGGCAAAATCTATTTTCATTCCATATTCGTTTATAATCTTATTCCAGATAGGTCTTACTTGTTCGCCCTGTGTAATAGAGTTTGTAGATACAAATGCGCATTTTATAAATGTAGATTGAATAAGACGTGAAGCCTTATGATACCAAGCTCCAACATAGTCTATGCTATTAGATAATTTAATTTTACCAAATATTTCAACCGCTTCGTTTTTTTGTTCTTTCGTCATCATTGAAGCTCCTATAAACGGTGGATTTCCAATAATATAATTCAATTTGTTTTTAGGAATGACTTCTTCCCAATCAATTGTTAGTGCATTTCCATGCAAAATATTAGCTGTTTCTCTTATAGGAAAGTCTATAGTATTCATTCCAAAGTAGTTAGAGACTTCCTTGTCTAGTTGGTGTTTCATTAATAATAAACCTACTTGTGCAATCTGACACGGAAATTCTTCATACTCAATACCATAAAATTGTTCAATTGATATTTTGCAAAGTGTATCTATAATTATAAGTTGTCTATTGTCGTATAACATTTTCAATACTTCAAATTCAAGTAATCGTATTTCACGATACGTTATAATCAAGAAATTTCCACATCCGCAAGCAGGGTCCAAAAAATTTATAGTGGATAATTTTTCATGGAATCTTTCTAATTCTGCTTTTGTACTTTTACTCCGTTCAAATTCTTCCCATAACTCATCTAGAAACAACGGTTTTATGAGTTTTAAAATATTTTCTTCGCTTGTATAATGAGCACCTAGTTCACGTCTTTCTTTTTCATCCATGACACCTTGGAACATAGCGCCAAATATAGCTGGTGATATATACGCCCAATCAAAATCACAACAATCTAATAGTAATTTACGCATTTTGTTATCAAAATAAGCAGGCGGTAGCTGTCTGGCGAATAGCTTACCATTAATATAACGGAACCTTTTCAACTCTTTAGGTAAATTACTCATTCTTTTATTATCTGGTGTATCTAAGGTACTGAATAGTAACATGATTCTTGAAGATAAATCACTTCCATCTTCTTGAGAGCTTTTTATATATTGTTCAAAAGTTCTTTCCTCAAATATACCAGTATCTTCTGCAAATAAACAGAATAGAAGTCTTACAAGATAAATCTCTAAATCTTCTCCTTCGTAACCATTTGCTTTTAATGCATCATGCAGCTTCGCCATCTTATAAGAGGCATCTGTATTAACTTCAATATCTGTTTTAAAGGTTATTTCAGAAGTGTATCCCGCTAGTGTTCCAAGCATACGAACATGACTTTTTAATTGACTTACTTTGAACTTTTTAAAAGTCTGCATAGTCTTCAAATTAGTTACTTGAATATAATCGAAATCAGAAACCAAGAGTAATTCTGGATATTCATCTGGCTTTAAGCATTTTGTATAGTCGTAACCTTGATTATAGGCACGAATAAGGCTTTCTCCCTTACTCTTCATTTCAATTAAAATTTTACCTGGCAAAAGATAATCAATATAACCAATTTTCCCTTGATTATCTCTGACTTGATATTCGTGAAGTCCTTCATGAAAATCTACACCGAATACATTCATTATATCAATCTCAAATTTCTGTGCTTCCTGTCGTTCATCTCCTCTACAATCTTTCCAATATTTAGAAAAAGAGATTGCGTTTGTTTCGATTGTTTCCCAAGTTAAATTTTTCATAACATTCTCCAATTCGCTTTCTACTGTTACTTAGGTTGCAGTAATTCATAATATTTTTTTAAAAGATTTAATTTATATCCATCTATTATAACTTAACATAGTAAACTATGGATTTTATAGATTTTTTACACCAAAACTCTCTTTTGCACTTTCTCAAAAAATATACTATAATGGCAAACTAATATGAGCATTATGTGGAGGTTTATGATGAACAAAACAGCATTAATTAACCAAGTAGCGAAAAAAGCATCCCTATCAAAAAAAGATGCGACTGCATCTGTACAAGCTACCCTGGATCAAATTTCCATATCCAATTTTGCAACAGTTTTTTGGAACATCTCAAACCTATAATAATGTATTCTAACTACCAGTAAATAAAACCGTCCTAAAAACTTTAATTTTTGGGACGGTTTTATTATAAAAAGTAAGCCTAAGTTGATGTCACTTTATAATTTGTAAAACTGCTCATTAAATATCCATACAAAAAAGCAGTGATATCATTACGTGTATATGATATCACTGCTTTTTATGAGTTTAACATTCTGTAAGTTTTGTACAACTCATTTTATCCTATCTCTACTTTCAACTATTATTGGAACTAATGTACAATTGTAATGTTCATAATAATTTGAAATCAATTTATTTTAGTTAAAAAGAGGTGTTTTAATGGCTATGCAACGTGCTAAAAATCAAAATGGTGAAGATTCCTATATTTGGATAGCTGAAAAAGGAGATGGTAATACATATTTCTGTCCACATTGTAAAGCGCAAGTCAATACTAAAAAAGGGAATGAGAGGATTCATCATTTTGCGCATGTACCAGGTAGCGCCTGTGCTTTTAGTGCCACTGGTGAATCAAAAAAACATGCAGATATGAAAGAGAATTTTTTTAAACATTTAAAAAAATATCGACCGGAACTTAAAGTTGATATGGAAGAAATCCTTATTCCCAGAAGACGAGCTGATATGGTTATTTATGAAAATGATCAACCATTTGTAGTCGAATTCCAAGCATCAAAAATAGAACGTGAAGAGTTAATAGCTCGGACAAAAGACTATAGTGAAGCAAAAATTCCTGTACTATGGATTTTTCATATCAGTCGAGTGAAACTTGATGATTTCAAGAAAAATCAAACTGAACGTATTTCCAATGAGCTAGTATATTTAAATAACGCTGATTCACTTTATGTTTTAAACGACAAGGGTTTTATACAAAAATGCTCTTTAATAAAGAAAGCAAATCGAAAAGAAACTTTTTATATTAATTTCTATAATGCACAAAGAATTTTCAAATTCAATAAGGTAGTTATGAATCCACCAGATAAACAAACCTTGTATTTATGCCAACTTGAAAAAGATTCCATACAAAGTGAAAAATTTTATTATTATGGTTATTTATTTAAGTCGAATAAAAAAAGCTTTCTTAATTACTACACTGTAAAATTAGAATTAGAGCACTTTATAAAAAATGGAAATCTATACATATATGATAATAAAGATCACAATAATGAAGGCTTATACATGTTCAATTGCTTTATACGTTTAGAAGACTCTTTTGAAAATAGATATCATTTAAACAATGGAATTTGTTATTTATTTCAAAAACCTTTATCCACAGATGAGATTATAAATTTACAACAAGTACAGAGTTCTAAAGCAATCCTTTTTGACAAAATGGAAGAAGAAGATCCAACATATTGTGCAAAAGAAAATACTATAGACCCAACTATAACACCAAGAATAAACAGGAAAAAAATTAATTGTCCTTATCCTCAGAAAAAAAACATTCAACTAAAAAAGGTTAATTCCAAAGTGCAAACTGTTAAAGCACCCTATTTATTACAGAAAAAAGATGTACCTAAGTTAACTATTTCAAACGAAGTGAGAAAAACTAATACTCTACAACAAATAGCAGCAACCACTAGTGAAGCAAATACAAATTCAAATAAAAAAATACAGCCCTCTAATCATTATATTTTAGAAAAGAAATCTATAAAAAATATCCATCTCGAAACCAAAAATCAAAATAAAAAATTAACTATTTTTCAAAAATTGAAAAGTTTTATAAATAGCCTCTTTAAATAAAGATACAATTTTAGATGAACAGAACTGTCAGAAACATTCCAGATTATAATATCGATGCGCTATTAAAAACGATTCGTGATAGATTGAAGTAAATGTTGGCACTCGAAAGGGTGCTTTTTTATTTTCTCAATAACCAATATAGATAAATATGGTAAAATGGTAAGTGGATGGGAATTCAATTTATATTATTAAAAGTAGAGTGGTTCAAGTCGGAGGAAGGCACCTTAGGGTGGCTTTTCTTTATTTTCAAAAGGACCTGCTCATATATCATTTATAAACATAGGGTAATATAAACCGTTAAAACACATGAATGACTCAATGTTTTTACCTCCTATTGAAAGGAGGAACTATTATGGGCTTTGGTGGTAGTTGTGGTGGCTTTGGTGGCGGATTCGCTTTACTAATTGTACTGTTCATCCTGTTAATTATCATTGGTTGCAGCTGTTGGGGCGGAGGATTCGGCGAAGCTTGCTAAAAACAATTAGAAAAGACACCAATATTGGTGTCTTTTCTTTATGAAAAAATCCCCACACATTGTGCAGGGGAAAGTGTAAGCCTTTCAGTTGGATGAATACCATCAAAATAATGCGTTTATTCCCCACTAGCAAAAGACCATCTATTTCCGTAGATGGTCTCTGCCTCTTCAGCTTTATTGTACACATTTAAATTATACTGCTAATCGCATGCTATATTTTTATGTAATTGTGCATTTATACTATTTTTCATTATAGTAATAGTGAAAAATATCTATACTAAACTTTGGAAATATTCCGCATAAATATTATCAATTTACTGTATATTCTGTTAATGTTAAGCTTTAAGTGTAATATATATCTGTTTGAACCATGTCCCCTAAAACAAGGTTTGGATAGTCATCTCAATACGCGAGAACAAAAAGAAAAAAGGCACCTGAGGGTGCTTTTTCTTTTTGAAAAAATCCCCACACGATGTGCAGGGATCAAGAGCGAATGTACTCATATATTACAGCAACACTCCTCTACTAACAAAACAGTAAAATCTTATTTCCGCCCTGATAAAATACAATTTTATTATATAATTTCACGTACTATATCTGATTAAAAAAACCAAATTCCACAATAAGGAAGATTCCAACCAACCGTCCCTTATCCTCTAGCTAAATCAATGTTAATTCTCTTATTTATTCCTCTATCTAAGACAGTGTGTTTTAAAGTAGTACAATACCTTATATTTTTCATCTTTTCTTGATAATTAGTATTGACTATAGGTTTTGACGGTTTTTATCATGCCGCAGCGAAGTTAGGAAAACGGCTGGTTGGCAGACTTATCCCCTATGCTGAAAGACTACAAAAAAAGTAATCAATCAGAATAGAAAGGATAAGCGTCTTCGGTTAATGCCATGCCTTGCTTTGTCAGTGTTCCGTATGTATAGACCCTATTCACTTAACAGTTTTCACCGTACACGACCTCTGTCTAAGACTTGTCCACTACACAAAGCCACCCCTGTGCGACAAGTTGATCGTGCTCCCTAGCACCGTAATGCTAATGGCTACCACCCGAACCTTTTTAGGTAGTTCTCACCTACCCTCATCAGACGAATAGGAATCCAATGAGGGGCGCTGTTTTTGTAGGCGTATACTCTGTACCCCCTGCACGACCAACAGCAAGCCACGCCGTAACACGTTCCCGCTAAATGTATGGCAGCACGGAATTACGGCTTATCAGTTTTTATTTACGTGGTTTCAGGCAATTCCACGCGAACAAAAAACAAAAAAGGCATCTCCAATTCCTAAATGACCTGTACATTCACAAGACTTCTAGGTTTAGAGATGCCCGTTATATATATCTTTTGGACTACAAAATAATCAAACTAGTATTTACTAGTTGATATTTATCCAAACAATAGATAAAATGGGTATATCAAAGAAGCCTCGTGAAAAGGCATAATTGTTTAAGGATAGTGGTGGTACACTACTTAAACGTTAACACTGTCGGTTAATACAGTTTATTTCTAGTCAAGTGGTGGTACACTTGCTAGGACAAGTCATTCCCATTAACGGTTGGTAGCCATTGGAATATGGGAGTGGCTTTTTGTTTTGTGTTCATATTCAATTGTTTTATCGATCTTCATTTATGTAAAATATCAAATTGTGTTTTGTTTTGTAGAATGATGCTTGTTGTTTATTACGTTACAACAAGCTTTTTTCTTTGTAAATACCTCTATGAGCCTGTTACATTCCCCTCTATATAAAATTCTAATTTCATTTTTATACTTTTATAAATTTATACTTTTATAAAAAACTAGTTTTTTAAAAAGATAACGATTATTTTTTTATACTTTTATAATTTTATAAAAGTATAAAAGTATATTTTTATAAAAAATACGCTAATAAAGATTGATAATATAACATTTTGAAAATAGGTTTTAAAAACTACCATCCATTTAAAGTTTAATTTTAAACTTTTTATAAAAGTATAAAATTATAAATTTATACTTTACCGTAGGTTTGTTGTGTTATAAAATCAAATTATAAATTTATAAAAGTATAAAAAAACTTTTTTTTACGAGGTGACGGAAAATGTGCAAGGTTATCACAACTGGGAACTTCAAAGGTGGAGTTGGAAAAACTACCAACGCTGTAATGTTGGCTTATACATTCGCAAAACAAGGAAAGAAAACTCTATTAGTAGATTTAGATCCACAAGCAAATGCAACTGATTTACTATTTAACACAATGAAAAAAATATATTCAATCGAACCGGAATTCAAAAGAACATTAGCTATGGCTCTTATAGATGCAAACTTACAAAGTGCACTGATTAATGCGCTACCTAATCTAGACTTGCTTCCTTCTTACGAGGATTTACAAACATATGAGAAATTCCTGTTCAGAAATTTTGAGGATGACTTCTCACAAGATACATATTTCGCAAAACAGTTAAGTACAATCAAAGAAAATTATGATTACATTTTTATTGATGTACCACCACAATTAAATAAATTTGCAGACAGTGCATTAGTTGCTAGTGACTATGTTATGGTCATTTTACAAACACAAGAAAGATCATTAAAAGGTGCTCAGAAATACATTGAACATGTATTTTCGTTAGCGGATGATTACAATTTACCATTAGAAATTATTGGGGCATTACCTGTACTAATGCAAAACGGTAATGAAATTGACAAGGATATCCTTCAAGAAGCCGAAGAAATTTTTGGTAAAGCCAATGTGTTCAGCAATATCATTAAACAGATGGCACGTTTAAAGAGATTCGACAGAACAGGAATCACTTACAATTTGAAAGATGTACATGATAAAAACGTTCATAATGTATACCAAAATATCGCAGATGAAGTTGAAAAAAGAATCGAGATTTTGGAAGGAATGACAACAGTAAATGGATAACAAATTGAATATAGATAAAGAACAACTTGGTATGAGAAGAAAGAAAACCGAAGGATCAGTAACGATTACACCAGAAAGTAAAGAAAAGCAGGAACGTAGTTTTCCTGAAGATGATAAGCTCTTCGAAAAGCCCAAGAGAAAACTTACTACGAAAGAGTTACCGAAATCTTTCCGCGTCTCATTAGAAACACACACAGCAATATCCACACTCGCTACAATTGAAGATATGAAAATTTATGAAGTGATAAATATGTTAATTGAAGAAAAAGTTGCTTCATTACCTACGCCAAAACAAAAGTTAGTAAAAAACGCTGTAAAACAAGTACTTGAAGTGAAGAAAAGTCGAGAATAGGAATGAAGTTAAACTTTATTCCTATCTAAATAAACGCATTTATACTTTTATAAAAGTATAAATTTATAAAAGTATAAAATTATAAATAAACAAAAAAGAAGATAAGCGTAATGCTTGTCTTTTTTATTTATTATCAAAAGTTTTTAGGGAGGATTGTAGATTCTTAGCGAGAATGTTGCAATAGGAACGAAAGGGGGAACAGATATAAATGGATCAGGAACAGTGGAACGGGAATCGCGACTCATTAGAAAAATCTTATTGGACAAAGGAAGTTGCTGAGACTCTCGGTATAAGTGATAGCTATTTACGTAAATGGTGTTTGGAACTTGAGAAGAACGGATACAAATTTATCAAAGTCAAGGACGGGAAGAACAGAGAGAATCGAGCTTTCACGGAACATGACTTGATTGCATTACGGAAGTTTCAATCACTTATCGGGAACGCAGGAACGACACGTTCTATGGCCGCTAAAGTCATTGCTGAAGAATACAGTTCAGAAGATAGGAACGGCGGAACGGGGACTGTTCCTGCACCTCTTATTAGAGATAATGATCGTGAGAAAGCTTTAGAGGAACTGAAAAAACTTGCCTTTAATGATTGGAAAGACGAATTAAAATTAGAGCTTAGAGAAGAGATTAAACAAGAGCTTAAAGAAGAAATACAACAGCATATGAAAGAGGCAATGCAATCAGCAGAGGAACGTCTTGGTGAACGTTTAAAGAGCCATGACGAACTACTCATGCAAACGATTCGCGAACAACAAGAGACTAAAAAGATGTTAGCTGCTGCACAGGAGAAGAAGAAATGGTGGAAATTCTGGATTAAATAGAATTGCTACTGTTTCTATTTTTTTCTACTTATCATCACACATGTAGTGACCTCTTTGAAAAGAGATGATTATTATAAGCCCCGCATATGCAGGGCTTTTTTTATATGGCTTTTGCAATCTCAACAAGCAGTCGCATAAACAGTGGTATCATTTGGACTACAATATAGCCAATCCCTGCCCTTGAAATTAAACTGAATCCACGCTCCTGACTACCTACCATAATGAACAAACCACCACATAAAGCCACTACAGAAGCTATAGGATAAGACACAGCTTTGATTAAAAAGATAACTGGCTCAAATGCATTAACAATTCGGTTGTAGAGTTGACCATCTATATAGTTCTTAATTTTCCCATCACTTGATTGAACATCTTTAAAAACTTCGCTTGAGTCCACATCTGAGCCTGCTGCGAAACAATGGGTAATATCTATAAAGTTACTGAATATAATAGCACTACCGATTACTAATGATACACGCACTGCGACAGGTGCGTATTTTTTTGCTTTCTTTTTGAACAAACTCCACTTTTTCTTCGCTCCATAATTCCCGCTCATAAAGTCCTTTATGCTCATCGTCTCAGTTGTCATGTGGACCATCTCCCTATTTTTAATGGAAATCTGTAACGGTAAATATGTTGCAATCCAATCCTTCGCAAAGCTTCTGGACTTGCTTCCTGCGGTATTCAGTACATGTATACCAAATAAATCGAGGCGGCTTATCAAATACTTTGCAATCAATTAACTTTCTGTATTTTTGCATCTTCACACGATTTGCACTCATCTTCTGCTCATGATCTATCTCAACGATGTGATATCGACCACCGACATTAAACAAAGCATCTGCAATTATAGAAACAACACCTTTCACATTCATTTTCACTTCCTGTTTCCATGTACCAGGACATTCGTAAGCAATGTAGATATCATTACGCATAATGTAATGTCGGAATTGATTAGAGCGTTTAAGAATCTTTTTACAACCAATGCGCTCACGACCTTCTTTATTGAGATAATAAACGTTTTCTGAGTCTCTGAAGCTAGATACATATTCTGAAAGCTCCTTCATAACACGAGATGCATTTCTGTCTCCGCCTAAATCATGAAGCACCTGAATTTGTTTTCTAGTTAAGAATCCCAATCTCTTCAAGCTCGAGAGAATATTGTCCGTTCTTGTTTCCTTCATGGCTAGTTTTTGCATCTTCATGCTCCTTTCTCGCTCTAATATTGATGTGAGGCTTTATGATGTTATCTATTTGCTTATTATCGATGTACACGGTTTGTAGGACTGTCTTTTCATTAGTTTGATATATAGCCCTTCCTTTAATATTGGGAAGATTCTCCGCACCGCCTTCATCCAGTACAGCGCGGCTTCCTACTTCCGTTTGTAGTCTAAAACAAACACGAGCACCTATGTTTTGGCGTAGTTGCGATGGTAAAGCTTGATTCGTTGGATATTGAGTCGCATAAAGCAATCTAAAACCTGCTGCTCTTCCTCTTCTTCCAATATCAACAATAATATCCTGGCATTCAGGATAAATAGATAAATCCGCTGCTTCATCAACAATGACAAAATATCGTACTGGATCTCCTGCTTCTTTTATATCTTCGTATCCGTTTTCTAGTAAGTATTCGTTTCTATCATTCAGTTTCTTTTGTAATTCTCTTAGAGTCTCAAGGGCTTCTACAGGGTTTTTCGCAATTGATTCGACTTGATTTAAGAATTTATATCGGTTAAAAGATAGACCACCTTTCAAATCAATAAGGAATAGCTTTGCATTATCAGGTTGATTGCGAATAAGGGATGTTATGATGAGTTTGAGTACATTCGATTTACCCATATCGGTCATCCCTGCTGAAATCATGTGAGCGATCCTATCGAAATCGTGTTTTATTAAACCAGCTCGAGTAAATCCAATTGGGACTTCCCATCCTCTGCATTGCCTCATCATATCCTCTTCGAATTTAACGAAATCAGGAATTCCTTTCTCATAGACTCGTATTTTTAATAATCCGTCATAAGACAGCTCTATTTCCTTTCTAACGCATTTCTTCTTGTTTATGATGTTTTGTATTTGTTTTAAGATATCTTTTCGCAGACGAAGAGATTTGAAGTCTGACAGCTTGAAATCGTAAACCTTGCTTTTGTGATTTAATCCGTCCTCTAAATGCTGTATCTTTTGTTCGAAATCGGAGAAGCTAAGACCCAAGGGAATCCGGTACGCATATTCCGTACCCCACTCATTTCTCGTTTTACGAAGCAACTGTATTGTCCTAGTTTCTTTCCCTTCTTTCACTCTCAAACCACAATTAGCACAAATACGTTGTATCTTAGATGCATCGTTTGTTGCTCCTTTTTGATGCATTTTTGATAAAAGAATTACACTACCAACTGCTGCGGAACTAACTAACTCGAATATCAAAGGTTTGCACCACCTCTCATCATGTATTCTGGAAGAATAGTCCCTGAAGATTAGAAGAGATAAAAGTGACTATGAATCATTGGAAATAGTAATTTCGTAATGTCTGAAGTATCATTCTGTGAAAGAATTCTATTTGGAATAGGTGAAACGAAGTTTTAAAAGACTATCAAATTGGAACGGTGAATCGTAATTTGTTTGGTATGGTAAAAGGTATTCTGTATTGCTTGAACAATATTCACCATTTTTAGGGGTTTATTTTTAGTGAAAATAGGACATTACTAGGGACAACAGATTTCTTAAGGAGTGAAAGAAGTGTGGGGTCTTGGTAAAAAACGCACAAAAATGGGGAAGTTTTTAGATAAACATGGTATTGAACAAGAGTGGTTAATAAGAAAGTCTGGTCTTGGAAGAAATACTGTAGGTGATTTAGCTAATAATCCAGATAGGTCGCCAACAAGGAAGACAATGCAAAAAATATTGAAGGTACTTCGAGAGTTCGACCCAAGAATTAAAGCCGATGACTTTTGGGATATGTAATCAGAATTATCAAAAGGTGGTCCCTAACAAAAGGGAGCAGATTATTTTGTGCTAAAATCAAACTGAAAGATAATTCTGATAAGGAGTGATTAAAATTATTGGAAAAGATTTTGCGGCTCAATTAAGAGAATGGGGATACGATGCAAGTTCAGAAGTTAATGAGCTTACAAATGAAGTTGTCTACATAATCGAAGGGGAAGTTATCAGTTCTAATGATATTTATAAAAGTAAATATGCAAGTTTACTGAGAAGATATACTATGTTACAGGAGACACAATCTCCAAATTCATAACGATTATTGAATATAGCTTCGTAACAAACGGGGCTATTTTTATGCAAAAAAACCACCCCGAAGGATGGCAGGATTATCAATAATCCTCAAAGACAGAAAATTGAGTGTATCCAGAAACGGTATAACTATAAGGTTCTGTAATATCCAACCGATATGTGCCGGGAATCATATTTGTCCAAGTAGCACCGTCAAATCCACCACCAACATCGCGTAATGCTTTAGGGCTAGTGCAGTTACTTGTAGAAGAGGCATTACATAGACGTGCTTTAAGGTCGCTTATATTAAGGCGAAGCCCCGCAGGATTTGTCCATAGATCCCCTCGAGAAGTATCAATTGCTAGTAACACCTTATTCCCATATGTTTTTACAGTGACAGTTCCATCCCACTGTCCATCATTCGTAGAAAAATAATAACCAGCGGCACTCGCTGATCCACTAAATCCAAACAACATACCAATTGACAACACCAAAGATCCTATAACAGATAACACTTTCTTCATGAGAATCCCTCCTCTAGGTATTAACATACCTAAGTATTCTATAAACGAATAAATGAAATTATAATTTTTCCCTATAATTCTAATAGACGGAATATTAAAACGAATAATCCATTAAGATTTTTCAATTTCCTTACGTTTTGGATGTAGCTTCTCTCAAACGAGCAGGACTTTTTTTATAATTTTTGTAAGGTTTATGTAAGGTAAACGAAAGTTTAGAGAAAGAGTGGTGTTATAAGATTGGCTTGTGTTAAAAAAATGGAGGTGTTTTAAAAGTGAAAAAAGTATTAAAAAGCGTAACGGTTACATCACTAGTTTTAAGCGGCGGCTTCCTTTTTGGTTTTAGCGAACAAACAAGTGCTGCTAGTCCTCAATCAAATAAGGCTGAGGTTTCTATCGAAAATAGAGGTATAGCATCATATGAATTTTCCTTCTATGACTTAAGCGACCTGAGGGGAACGAAATTTTTCACCCTAACTCCTGGTAGTACAAAAAATTTTTTAGGGGATGATGACATATCATCTATAAAAATGCCTCCATCCTCTTCTATCACTCTCTACAGTGATCTAGATTACGAAGGAAAGAAGATAACGATTAGGAATACAGATGATTCAGATTACTTAACTGTTAATTTAGACGAGTACTATATTGATGGAACTAATAAGACATGGAATAATAGAGTTGGATCATTAAAAACAAAACGCATATAAAAATAAAAGCTTTCTTCATTGTTAAATCTAAATTCAAAGATGCATTTTATCAAAAAAATACAAAACAAGCTGACTCTTAAACACAGAGTTGGCTTGTTTTTACTTCACATATACAAAGGCCTCGTTTGCAGTAATATAGTATGTCTGTACTTTGTATTGTGGCGAATCGTTCACTGTTACTTTCTCATTCTTTCTTTACTTTTCCAAACACCTTTTTGAAATGAAAATAATTCCAAACCATGATTTCTTTTAAAATTTATCTTTAAAATACCATCTTGGTAATTGAAATATCCATTGGACAACTTCTGCATTAATAGCTCGCTTTATTAGAGGGAATTTTCTGAAATTTCAAAACTAATCATACATCGCTTGACCTAACTATATAGTTGAAAAGAAATGCGCATCAACAAAGATAAAATAATAGGGAGGAATTTTCTATTGAAAAGTAAAATTGGTGTTTTTTTACTTGTGTTATCTTTGGTTTTTGGTTGCATCCTTTATAACCCCTCTGTATCGAATGCAGACTCCTTATCCAAGGAATATGTTCCGAACCAAATTATTGTAAAATTTAAAGACAATACGTCTCTTAGTAAAACTCAAGAATTTCATAAATCAGTAGGAGCTGACGTTGTATCAAAAGATGATGTCTTGAAGTTTGAAGTTATTAAATTTACTAAAGGTACTGTCAAAGATAAAATAAAAATTTATAAGAATAATCCTGATGTAGAATATGCAGAGCCAAACTATTATTTTCATGCATTTTGGACTCCTAATGATCCCTATTTTAGTAATCAATATGGGCTACTAAAAATTCAAGCACCTCAGGCATGGGATGCACAGAGAAGTGCTCCCGCTGTCAAAATCGCTATTGTCGATACCGGTGTACAAGGTAATCATCCTGATTTATCCTCTAAAGTTATATACGGCCACGATTATGTAGATAATGATAGTCAATCAGATGACGGAAATGGTCATGGTACACACTGTGCGGGTATTGCAGGTGCTCTTACAAACAATAATATTGGAATTGCAGGAGTTGCTCCACAATCCTCTATATATGCAGTCCGAGTACTTGATAGTCAAGGAAGTGGGACTCTTGATGCTGTAGCAAAAGGTATCAGAGAATCTGCCGATGCTGGAGCAAAAGTCATTAGCTTAAGTTTAGGAGCTTCTAGTGGAGGAACTGCATTACAACAAGCCATTCAATACGCTTGGAATAAAGGCGCTGTGATAGTTGCAGCTGCAGGGAATGATGGAAATACAAGACCAAATTATCCTGCTTATTACACTGAAGTAATTGCAGTTGCATCTACAGATCAAAATGACCAAAAATCTTATTTCTCAAATTATGGAAGTTGGGTGGATGTAGCAGCTCCTGGTTCAAGTATCTACTCTACGTATAAAGGCAGCACGTACCGATCATTAAGTGGTACATCTATGGCAACCCCACAGGTGGCAGGAGTTGCAGGGTTATTAGCAAATCAAGGCTACACTAACGTACAAATTCGTCAAATTATTGAAGCCACATCTGATAAAATCTCCGGAACAGGAACTTATTGGAAGAATGGTAGAGTGAATGCAAATAAAGCTGTACAGTATGGAACTATGTTAAATGAGAATAAAGCTTCATAAATAAAAAAAGCCGACTCATAGTGAAGTGCCCCTCAATTATTAGACACAATTAACAATTGGAAGTGCATTTCACATAGGAATCGGCTTTTTTATTTTACTTGTACATAATACGGACTAGCTGTAATGTAATATACATTATCTCTGCCGTTTTGCACTTTATACTGTGGTGAACCATTTACAGTTACTTTTGCATCAATTGTAAATACTATATCCACCTCTACTATTCAAACCATATTTAATCTCTTTATCTATTATTTCATTCCTGGAAAAGTCCTTTCTCTCATTATGAACTCTCCCCCATCAATTGAAGACTGTAAAAAAACACACATGTTATAAAAAGGAAGATATAATCAACATCCCGGACATTATCCAGAAGATATTGAGGGTTACAAGAAAAAAGGCAAAAAATAAGAAACTAAAGGTGTGAAAAGTTTTGAGTAATGCGACTAAAAGTCGAATGGAAATTTTGAAAATGAAAGCAAAAAGAAACGCTAGTAGAAAGGAACTTATAAACGAACTTTCTAATATTATTACCGTTTCTATGGACTCATTTATGGATGCAGAATCTAATGATTTACTTTGTAAAGAATTATTTAATAAGCTAGAACAAAATTCAAATATAAAAAATTTTGGTAGTACTGATTATAAAGAAAATGGGAAACTATCAATAGCACTGTTAAAAGAAACAGCTAAAAGTATTAAATTTCCAGTTAATCAAGGAAGACTCTTTTTCTCTAGAGGTGGTAAAATTGAAGCAGTTAAGCTGAACATATCTGAAGTATTTGATAATTTAGAAGAGTTATCAACCATTTCAAGATTTCTAACTGGGTATGCTGATTTTGTATTTGTTGGTGATGATTTAGAATTCGGTGTATGTATTGAGAGAACGGAATATTATTATGAATTTAGTATGTGGGGAATAACAACAGTTTAAAATACGAAAGTAAATAAGGCCGCCTCTATTTGAGAGCGGTCCTACTTATTATTTTACATATACCAATGTATTATAATAAAAAAGAACGAATGTTTTATGACCTAGAGCAGGCTCTAGTAGATTCAGAAACAATGAGAGAACATTATTTTAATTGTGCATGTACTAGGATTGTGCGTTGTCTTAAAAAAACGAAGACTTTCCTGATAGCATGGCATATGAAGCATAATGAAATGAACAAATATATAAGCCGGCTCCTTTAATAGGGACCGGCTTTTCATATTACTTTACATATACATAAGCTTCATTTGCTGTTATATAGTATGTTTTACCTTTGCTGTTGTGTACTTTGTACTGAGTTGAACCATTTACAGTTACTTTGGCATCAATTGCAAATCCTAATCCTGCATCTAAGGTACCAGCAACATCTTTAGCTGCCCATGAAGCAGAATCATAGAAACGTAGGTTGTCCACTTTAGCGACAACGCGCTTACCTACAACCGGATTAACTAGCTCTTTCTTCTCAAATTTGATGTAAGAAGGATTGTTATAAACCCATTGATTCCCACCGAGGTTTAGCCATCCATCTTTCTCGCCCCAAACTTGGTATGCTTCCGGTTTGTTTAGTTGACGAATAACGGAATAGCTTGCATCTGGGCCTTTACGAAGAAAAACCCTCAACACGTTATGTGTCAAGGGTTTAAGCCTCTTAGTAAAGAGACATATATTGATCGCGTTCCCATTGGTGAACTTGCGTGCGGAACATATCCTCTGAATTCATCGTGTTTTAAATTAAACTGAAAACGTTGATTTATTAAGGTTTTAAAAAAGTGATGTTTCATTATGATTCATCACTTTTTTTATTTTTGTGGGTAAATTGTGGGTGGGTTTGTGGGTGAATACCCTATCGACACATAAACATTAATAATGTTGCCTTTTTATAGTTAATGTTGCATACAAAAAAAGAATCGACTCATAAGAGCTGGCTTTTCACTAAACTATATTTATTATACTTCTAATTCCTCTACCATCTCATCCAACACATTCGCCTTCAAATAAAAAAACGCTAATTCTTCGTCCTTCGTCATCCCCCTTTGTGAAGCCATCCCGTCCAACAACACCCACTCCGAATCCCCAACAATATTTCGATAATATTTCTTATCTTCCTCGTAAACTAACATCGATATCATTTCCTTCGTACTGGCTATCGTCAGTTGCCTTCCGGATTGATCTACGTAAAACACCGAAATCGTATCACTCGCTCGGTAGATTTCGAATTCATATGTATGCTTCCCTCGTTTTATTTCTACGTTATACCACATTAACTCCTGCGAACCATTTACTGATATTTCGTATAAGTTCGACTGTGTCTGTGCCATTACCTCGTCCCCTTTTCCGTCAATTTATCGTTTTACCATGTGTAAAATTTTAACAGTTAAGTGTTAACTTAGTGTAAATTCAGTATAAATTTCCCATTAATATTAAAAGATGATGATAAGCTATTTTTATAATTGAATTACCTTTCGGACTCCAAAAAACATCCTACCAACAAAGATTCTCTATTTCTGTCAATATGAAAGCATATACTAATATGGTATAATTTTCATGCTTCATTAAGTATAGAAGGGGTTTATGCGATGGGACAATTTCAAAGTAATTTTCAAAGCGCTGCACATATCGCAACGCAAATGAGGGCAGCTTCGGATACAATCCAAAGTGCAACAAATCGTTCTATAACAAAGGCGGCGCGTACTACGCTATCTGTTAATTCCAAAGCACAAGAGGCGAACCAACAAGCTTTAGATCTAACGAAACAATTTTGTGCCGCCTTCCAACAAGAAGTCGATAATATTCATTCGGTAGCTAACGAGTTTGAGAGAATGGATAACGAACTTCAAAAGAATTTTTCATGATTCTATTAGGCGATATAACAACCTACATAAACATGAAACGGTAGGAGGTACAAAATGAATCCAGATATCGAAAAACAAATCAATCAACTCAATCAAAAATTAAGAAATGTATTCGAAGAGCAGGACCGGAATCAATCTGCGATTCAAACTCAAGAACGCACAGAAGCAGATTTTCACGAGTGGAAAAGTCGAAGTAATCGTTTGTTTAACCGAATTCTAGAAACTTGGTATGGGGATAAAGAATTATCCCATTTCTTTATGAATATACGTCAAGAAGCACAACACATTGAGCGAAAACTTACATTCGAATTGGAAGACCAAAAAGAAACGTTGCTTAAAGAAAGACGAGACCTTAGTGATTTTGAAAACGACCTTTCCTATCAGCAACAACAATTGGCAAGGGAGGTCAATGCATGAATTTAAATATGTATTTGGGCGAAGTACAAAGCCAAGCTCAAAGCATGAATGCTGTATGTACCGCTACCATTCAAGGCATGGAGCAAGCCATTCAGTCGATTGACGCTTTTGCAATTGATACTGTTCTACAAGGACAAACATATAGCAGTGCAAAAGCATTCTTTACAGAAACTTTTCGTCCTTTAGCACAAGGAATCATTTACTTATGTGAGGAATTGATTCGTCAGAATGATGCTTTTCCAAGTCAATTTGAATCAAAGGTAGCCTCAACCGATGTAATCGAACAAGAAATATTAGAACAAATTCAAGAAATTGACCGAATGAAAACAAGTATGGAAGCCGTCAGTCAAGCTATGCCAATCCCAAGTATGGACGCTATGGCGAATCTTTTTACTGTCATGAGGAAAAAACTGCAAGAAAAGTTAGATCATCTATATGAATTTAATCAAACGTCTAGTAATAACTATAGTACAGCAATTCAATTAGCAGCTAGCATTGCGACGGGTCTTGCTGAAGTCCAAAGTGGGAAAGGTTTTAGTCCTGCTAGTGGTACATTTAGTACACAGGGATTGAATATGGAGTGGACAACTTCTATTCAAGAAATTATAGCAAAGCGTGAAGCAGAACGGTTTTCCAGTCAAGGTGTTGAAGAACTTGGTCAATCTGATTTCATGAAGAATGACAAGACTATATTAGACCAGCTTGATGAAGGTGTACGTGTCGGTTCTGGACGAGCTGTTAGAGACGGAATAGAAGATTTTAAAGCATTGGGAGACAAGGAAACGTGGGAAGATATGGGGTATGCTGCATCGCACCCTCTTAATACCCTTAGAACCATGTACAATGTCCTTTCAGATTCATATATTAAGAATGTAAAAAATGGTGATTTTGAAGATGCTGTAATATGGTTTAGTTATGCCCTAACAGGAATAGGAGTAGGACTAATTGGTGATAAAGGTATTGGTAAAATCACAAAAGTGTTAAAAGGAGCCAGATATGCAAAAGTAAAGGACATCAAAGTACCACGTATACAACAAACTGTTACAAATTGGGTTGATAATTTAAGCATAGAAAATCGATTGGCGTTTGCTAATACAAATGGACTTAATCTAAGGTCTAGTTTGAATTCTACTGCTTTTGAAGCTGAAGAAAAGCTATCGACTCATCAGTTTGCTAATTCTGGTGGAAATACTAATACTAATACTAATGCTATAAAACCAGGAGATACTAGTCCGTTAGCTCCTGGAGGAGGGTTAAATGCCCATGAGACAAAAGGTAGCCAAAGACGTGGCCACTTAATCAAGAAACACATTGGGAAAACAGATGCAGAGTTGTTGCAAAGATTACAGAATGATTCTAGAATAACAGGGTCATCAACTTTCACTGATAGGGCTACAGCTGAGAAAGTAGCTAATGCTACCCTCAGTGACCCTAATAACCAACGAATTATTAGAGATTGGTTAAATAATCCCCGAAGCCGTGCTACGATAGCATTGGATTATTATAATAATGATATTATTGGGCGTGGAGTACGGAGAGGGTCTACAACAGCTCATGATATGAAAAATGCCAAAATTGTCTTAAAAAAAGACGGCAATGGAAATTTCATTTTAACAGGTTATCCAGTTGACTAATAGGAGGAAAGAAATATATGCTATTAAAAAAAAATCCAGAAGATCCGGTTTATCAGTTCTTAGCAGCAACATTTCATCAAGATACATTTTACGAAGAAGCACTCCAAGAGTTACTTGAAGAAGAAAGTACGGAATATTTACAAGACGCTATTATTTTTCTAGCTGAATTTATTCAAAGTGATTATAGTGATAAAGAAAAAAATGAGTACATACAGGTTTCTGCAGATGGGATATATTTTGAAGGATTAGAAATAACACCATTAGAATGGCTTGAACAAACAGTTAAAACGATAAAACAAGCATTAAAAAACACTTAATAAAAAAATCGACCGCCCGTAAAAGGCGGTCTTTTTTCGTTAAATTAACGAACATTCACATACGCATCACTAGCCGTAATATAGTACGTATTCCCTTTCGAATTGTGTACTTTGTACTGAGTTGAACCATTTACAGTTACTTTCGCATCGATTGAAAATCCTGATCCTGCATCTAAAGTGCCAGCGACATCTTTATCTGCCCAGGAAGCAGAGTCATAGAAACGTAGGTTGTCCACTTTGGATACAACACGTTTTCCTGCAATTGGATTAACTGGCTCTTTCTTCTCAAACTTGATATAAGAAGGATTATTATATACCCACTGATTCCCACCAAGGTTTAACCAGCCATCTTTTTCACCCCATACTTTATAGGATTCTGGTTTATTCAACTGGCGAATAACAGAATAGCTTGCATCTGGGCCTTTACGAAGATTTACATTATTTCCTTCGATGTATGCAATGCCTTCCACATTAGCGATTGGTTCGTCTGGTTTAGATGGTTGCTCTGGAACAGAAACAGCCCCATTATTATATGCACGTTGTACATCTGCTCTAAATTGAGCTTCTGATACTCCATGACTACGTAAATAATCAAGCGGATCTTCGTGGTCAGTACCACCCAAATACTTCGTCACATCATAGTGAGTCCACAATCCTTTTTCTACAGATAGATTGTTATCTTTCAAGATTTTAGCCAGCAACTTCACGTATTTATCATAGCTACGTTTGAACTTCTCGTAATCTTTTGTTTCGCAAAGCTCTACATGTACAAAACGTTTATTCGCGCCAGGTCCTCCGCCATAAGCAATATACTTTGTATCAGCAATTTGAATTGTTTCGTTCCAATCGACTGCATAGTGAACAAATGCATTTCTCCATGTACGAGACTCATATTTTTGGATGTTAATAGCTGGAGCTTCTGGAGTTGCTGTACTATGTGCCACAACGCCCTCGTAAGCCCCTACACCATAACGGTATGGTACTTTAGGTAAATCATCGATAATAAGTGTTCTATCCGCAAAAGCTTCTGTAGTAAGGCTAAATAGAAGCAGTGAGGTCATGAATACGGTGGAAACGAATTTAAACGATTTTTTCATTAAGCATCTTCTCCTTTTTCTTCGTGATCAGTCCAAATCCCCAAAGCGATACCAAATAAATAAACAGCCTTTTCGACCTTATCCAAATTTCCTTCGAATCCGGTCATTCCAAAAACTGATAAAATTAATCCAAAGCATGAAAAAAGCACAACCCATGTTTTCCAGTTGCGCAAACGTTTTAAAATATTTTCTTTTGTAAGTGGCAAGTCTTATACACCTCCTTTCAATAACAGTCCAATAAGTGCCGTTACAATTGCACCGATTATGATGCGGAGAATCCATGTGGTATTGGCACTGATTTTATCAAGTTGCTTATTTATATTAACGATGTCTTTTTCGTTCCCTAAAGTACGGGACTCTAAGTTTCGAATGTCATCCTTCATATCTTTCTGATCTAACTTAATCTGTTGGATCTCTTGTTTTAAATCTTGAATTTCTTGCATTGATTCAGCTCCTTTCAAAATAAAAAGAGAGACGAATTCCGCCTCTCTCAATCTGTAAAATTTAATCTAAACCGGTATTTTAAGCAAAATAAAAAAGACCAGCTTATTGCTGCTCTGTAGGAAAAATCTCACTTATTTAGTTAATAATTGTTGTACAAGTGCCTCTAATTCGTTGAGGCGTGTTTCTTGAGAGGAAACTTTTTCCTTTAATAAATTGATTTCCTCTTGTTGTACGTTCTGTCTCAGAAGTATTTGCTGAGTAGCGGCAATGTTTACAGTGATAAGGGAATAAGGTAGGACTGACTTCCCATTTCTACCTTGGAACTGAATAGGTGTATCCTCTGCGATGAATCCATATTGTAGGTACTTATCTATATCTTTATTGATTTCATCATAGCCAAGTGTTTCTACGTCATCCTTAAATAGATACTGGCTAGGTTTTAACTCCATAAGAGTGTTAACAGCATCAAATTGAATAGGTAAAATATCTGTTTTGATATCTCTAGTTGATGTCTGGCTCCAAGACGCTCCAGATACTTCCCGTTTAGCTCGGATGTTACCACCTACCGTTGTACCTCCATTTGCTACAATGTCCCCTGTTTCTGCTGTGATGTTACCACTGCCCCATAAATTACCTCCATTGACATCTGCATAGTCTGGGTAAGGTGTCATATCATCATATCTATCTAAGAAGTAGAATCCATACTTACCACGGGTGTCTCTATGAACCCTCATTGTCTTACCGTCAATAGATAAAGAAACAAACTTACCCTCATCTCTAAGTGTGACAGTATCGAAATATGGATCTGCTAACTTAGTAGGGAATGACCAATACCCAGTTTCTGACCTTAAACTCATACCATTTCCAGCACGTAGATTTAAACTATTTGAACCATCAGTACTAATAGAAATGTCTCTCTTAGCATATATTGACATCGAACCTAATGATTTTAAATCCATTCTGTCCCCATACTTAGAGAATTCAATAGACGAAGACATATCAGTTTTATTTACTCCATCATATATACCAATACGCGCAACTGCATCTGTATAGCTTGACGGGTCTGGAGTCGTATGTTCTAGTACTAAGGCACAGTTCTTTGCAGAAGTGGCGTCTGTATAGTTAGTACCAAGCACTAAAGCTTCTCTTACTCCTTGCGTAATAGGAACGAACCCTAAATATCCCCTAGCTTTACCAGTTCCGTATAAATTAAGGTTCTGCTTCTCAAGTCTCATATGGTTATTAGCAGAAGTAGGATCTTCTGTCATGATTACGACACCTTTTAAGCTACCTGTCTTGATATGCTTAGCTTCTACGTATCCGTCAAGATTTATCTTCGGAGCTTGAATCAAAGCAGTCTGAGCTGTGAGGTTCAACTTTGCAGCAATCTCATTGTCTTTAACACGGAGAGAAATCTCCTGAGCATTTACTTTCAACTCAGATTCATGTCTATCCACTACAGCTTTACTACCATATCGTCCATCACCTTCATCTTTAGTGTAAACATCAGTAGATTTAGCTCGTAAGTTTATTTCCTGATTAGTCTGAGTGAGTTTTGTATCATAACTAGAGTTAACTGTATTGAATTCTGACTTAGTCACACGGTCAGCGACCTCTTTAACCATAGCGTCATAGTTTACAATGTCTTTGGGGTTTTCCATATAGACAGGAAGTTTCTCACCTACGTTACACTGCGGCTCAGCTACCCATACAGTACCAGCTCTCCTGATCCACACTTCTATACGTGCATGAGTGATTGGAGAATCTGGAGCGTCATGATCTATAGTGAATCTAGTCCATTGTCCATCTACTAGCTTATCTTGGAACTCAACTTGCTTGTATCCTCCTACTGAAGTCGTCCCATTGAAGAACTCTACCTTAAATGCAGCACCTAGTGAGATAGCATATTTGTCCTCAGTGTATAACATAGCAGAGAATTGGAACTTTCCTTGTTTCTGATAAGCAGGTACATCTTGATAGATACCATGCCAGACATTAGTTGTTGTATGTGTAGATTCAATCTTAACTGACCTACTTTGTTTGTATCTCTTAGATTCATCTACGGTAATCTTTCTGTCAACAGCATTAGTGTCAGGGTTCCATCTTTCAAGTGAAGGAGTCTCTTCGGTAACGTCTCCGAAGTCATTTACTTTCTTTTTAACAAACTGAGTATTCAATAAAAGGTTATCAGCACCTAACTCTCCAATGTATTCCTGCATCTGAGTTTCGGTAACTTTTGTACTTAGTTCACCTTTAATATTCGTAATCTCTGTAGTAATTCCTACAGTGTCAGGAACAAGTGGCTCCCAGTCAGTACCATTCCAGAGTTTCAATATCTTAGCAGAAGAATCACTGGAGTCAAGCCATAGAGTTTTCCCTGCTTCTAGTTTATCTGTAGGAGCAGTAGGACTCTCAATAATAGCCGTTTGCATCTGATTCATGTTGCTTTCTATCTCTGTAGCTAAATCCTTTGCAGTTTTAGCATCTTCATGAGCCTGGTCCGCTTTAGCTCCTGCCTCTGCAATTGCATCAGTCTGACTATTTACCTTTTCGTCTAGCTGCTTAAATACTTCTGCAGGTACTTTGTCTTGCAGAGAAGATAAAATACGTTGATAAGCCTTCATGAGAGAATCATTTACATCTTCTATCTCTCTATAGTTACCGAAATAGATTTTATCTTGACGGGGATCCTTGAAAGACTCGTCTGCAGCAATCGCACGAGCTTCTAAATATAAAGGAGGGTTAAGCGTCTTGTCTTTAATGTATACAGTATCACCTTCATTTATTGCCTCATGTGACATCCCTGCTACTCTAGCCAACGAAATAGCGTCAACTCCATAAACTAAGTTAGTATCTACTCGCTTCTTCAGAGCTGCCTTTGTTAGAGTCATTAAACGCTCTGGAGTCATATTTTGATTATCAGTCTCTGGAGTATAAAACCCAAAGCGATGCTTACCATTAATGTTCCAACGTTGAAATGCTTCCTCGTCAACCACGTAGGGAATACCATTATTAATATCTGCTACAGTAATTACCTCATCTTGACCGTTTGCTCCCTGGACAGTAACGTAACCCACTAGAGCAGTAATTACACCGTCAGAGTTTTCTGTACGAGTAATCCCTTGCAAGTCCTTACCTATATTGATTTCCTTCCCAGTGTATCTACCACGCTTTTCTACTAAGTCTACGTATCTTTTATTGATACTAGCTCCCTGGATAGTAACCCTATATTGAAGCTCATAATGATTAAACTCTGCAGCGGTTAAATTAAGAAGTCTCAAAGGGGATACAAACTCTTTAATGTATTGCGTACGTGTCCCTGTTGCTTCTACTTTACCGACTTCCCAGTCAGTCCCTTTAAGGGCTATTCTCATATACTCTTCTGCTTTGAGAGAGTCGAACTTTTTAGGTTCAATATAACCGTCAGCATCTAGTAAGGTCCATTCACCACTAGCAAGGATTGTAACTGTCTTAGCAGCAGAATCCTTCTCTACAGAGGTAATCACATAAGGTGTCATTATACCTGGACGTGTTTCTTTCAAGATGATATTTTGCTGCTGAAGATAAGGGATATATTTTGAGCTCTCAAGTAATTTAACATCTAATATATCAATGGAGTTCTTTATTTCCCAGTGACGCTTGTCTTCAATATAATCATGAGGACGTATAGTAGCTATCACTTGTCTTGTAATGTAATCAACTATGTGAAGATCTCCTTTTCGTTTTCCCATTATCTATATCTCTCCCTGTATGTTACTTTGGCAGTCCCTATATTCTTAGGACGTACGATTATTTCATTTTCTCCTCTATTGATAACTGGAAATTCACTAAATAACTCTTTAATGTTGATAGCATCTTTCCCGTTAACTGTCACAAGAGCTCTCTCAGTATCTACAACTACAGTGTCTCCCTGGTCCACAATATAGGGAGTTGCATCTACTGGTACACTAAACTTCTTATACACTTTTAAGTCTTCTATAAAAATAGCATCTAATGGACTGTAATCCCCATATTTGAAGATTCCTATCGCTACTTTAGTGACTATAGAAGTAGTGGCAGAATTGGACTTGTTGACATCATTCCAGGTTTCAATGATAGTTTCATAATCTTGATAAGTTCCTTTCTTATATAAAGCAGAATAAGCTGTCCAAGTATTTCCCTCTCGCGTTAACATCACATGTCCTCTAAACTCTGTGAATGAGCCAGGTGTCCTTCCAGTATCATCTATAAGCGTTTTCTCTTCAGGTCCATCATTTATGACTGTATAAGCTTTTGTGATTGAAGAAGTGTCGTACTCGTCCTTCATTCCTAATTGAGCTACGATATTATCACTAGAATCTAATAAGAAAAGCATAATAGTTCCCATTCTGTCATAGCTAAGAGAGTCAAAGGAAAGTCTCATATCAACTTTAAAGTCTGTAGCTCCTCCAGGAGGAAGAGACTGTTTAAGAATTGGACCATACCATGTATTTTCTTTAACAGGTCCATAAGTGGTAGGATGGAAACCGTGTCCGCTCCCTGCTATCTCCATAGCTCCAGCTCCTTCAAATAGTGAGCCAAGCGGCCCATTGTGAGGATTCCATTTCCCTAAATTGTCCATCTTGTCCCAAATGACTCTATCCTCTTGAGCTACTAGCTTTGTTTTTGGTCCTGTTGGATAACCTAAACGGAAATAATCGCCACCATTCCAGACATCTATAAAGGGGCTCTTATTTAGAACATTCACCTCTACTATAGGGCTAGACTCTACAGTCCCTTTATTGGCTATATTTACTTTCAAATCTGTACCTTTAATGGCAAAGTCTTCTGTCTTAGTTTCACCTAGCTTATAAGGCATAGGACATACAAAGCGGATAGTTCCTTTTCCTCTGAAGATAAGTTCATCTAAGTCTGTCTCCCCGTCTAGCATAGCCATATATGTTCTGTCTGCCTCATCGTCAAAGATAAGCTCCTTTGGCTCATCTTGAATAAGCCAGCATGCTAAGTCTTCCTTCTTCTTCTGTAGATCCACCTGGTCTTTTGCTTTAACGATGACAGGGACCTCTATAGTTCGTACTTTTGTGTTAGTCTGCAGGTGATACCCTCCAGGATGTCCAGGCACTGTCAATATGTCTCGTTCAATAGGAGCCCACGCAGAGCGGTTAAACCCCATCAAAATGAACAGGTAATCTTTTTTGATTCCGTTGAATTTAAAGCTAGTCACGTGAGTATCCTCCTTAGTTATTTTTATTTGAGCCCTCCCAGAGGGAAGGCTCGTAAGTTTATACTAGAAAGCTGGCATAACTTGAGGATTAAACTGTGCAAGTCTGCTACTTCTACGCTTATTAGCACTGTCAACGTCCTCAGAGATAACTTCACCGACAACCTTTTTATCCATAATGATGTAAGTAGGTTGCTTCTCGTCAGAGCCATTTTGAGCTTCTGCCTTACGAGTTTCCTTCTCTGCCTTAACAGAGCCACTCATACGCTCATATGCAGTAGGAGCCATTTTTACAGAACCTTGTACAACCTCATCCATTGTAGGAAGCTTGAAGTCTTTGCTGATCCCTACATTGATTCCATTGAAGCTATCGTTCCCTAAGATATTTCCTAATTCGATATCTTCAGAGAGTGCTTCAAAGCCGCTCAATACTGCGGAGCTCATCATAGTAGCTGCTTTTACTGCATCGCTTGTCAAGTCAGTGATACCTATAGCAAGACCTTCAGGGAGGAATCTACCGATTGCTTTCATTACCCTTGATGGAGAATGTATATCAAAGAATCCAGTGACTGCATCTTTAACTTTGCCAGCCATCTTTTTAGCTGCATTTATCGCATCGGAAGCCATTCCACTAATTCCGTCTGCTAAGCCTCGTACTATGTCTTTACCTGCACTTAGGAGCATAGAACCTGCATTAGAGAAACATTTCTTAATTCCTCCGATAACATTGTCTGTAATAGCGCTCCACAAGCTACTTAACACGGAATAGATACCTTTAATAAGAGACCAAAGTATCTGCACACCTGCAGCAAGGATCTGAGGTAGATTAGCAATAATAGTCTTAGCTATTTCATAGATAATCTTTAGAGCTGCTGCAGCTAATTGAGGCATAATTTGAATAATACCTTTGATAATTGCCATTAAGATTTTAATACCAGACTCAATTATTTTAGGTAGGTTTTGCATGATAATATTTACAAGTTGAGTAATTATCTTAACTGCAGCATCTACAATCTTAGGAAGCATTTTTATGATCCCGTCAACGATTGCCATTAAGATTTTTACACCTGCATCTAAGATTTTAGGAAGATTAGTAATAATCATCTCAATAATTTTATTTACAAGCATGATAGCCGTGTCTACTAGATTAGGCAGAATCTTTACAATCCCATTAATAAGAGCCATTAAGATTTTAATACCTGCATCTAAGATTTTAGGAAGTAATGTAATAAGAGCATTTAATAAAGTATCCATTATCTTTAATGCAGCATCAATAATCTTAGGAAGATTGTTAACAATTCCAGTGATAACTGACATTAAGATTTTCATACCTGCGTCTAAGATAATAGGAAGCAATGTCCCTATAGTATTCACAAGTGTATTAATCATTGTTACGGCTACATTAATCAAAGTAGTTACTACAGTAGGGAGAACTTGAATAAGCCCCTCAATAACCTTTGTAAGTATCGCAACTCCTTGCTCGATGAACTTAGGGAGATACAATACTATCAAATTAACCATAGTATCTATTACTGTAGTAATTGTAGTTAGTAACATTGGAAACATTGAGTTTATCCCTTGCACTATCGTAGGCAGAAAACGAGCTGCAGTGATTAAAAGTCCTGGGAGACCTCCTACAAGCATAGCTATTAGAGACGGGATAATATTCATAAAGATCTGTCCTAGTTGTGAAGTATCTCCGCCTAGAGCAAGCCTTATAGCTTCCACCATTGAAGTAACAGTGGTACGAATAGCCATTACAGCATTTCCCATTAAGAGTGCAGCATTTTGGAATCCTGTAGGAAGATGCGTAATCCAATCATTCATGACGTCCCCTACAGTGATTACACTCCAGAGATACTTCCCTAAATTGACAAATGCTTGTCCTAGGCTATTAAGAGCAACTAAGGCAGGAGCTATTGCGTTCGCTATCCCTTGGATTGGAGCTGGCATGTTAGATACAACATCTCTAAAGTGATCGCCTGTAGTGAGTACGCTCCATAGATAAGTACTTAATTGAGCTAACATTGAACCAAAGCTATTTAGAGCAACCATTGCAGGAGATAGTGCTGTGGCGATCCCCTGTATAGGAGCAGGTAAGTTTGAAATTACATCTGCAAAGCTATCACCTGTTAAGAGAACATATCCGAGATACTTCCCTAGCTCTAAAGCATTGGCTCCGAACTGCTTCAATCCTGCAATCGTAGCAGTTAAGGCTTTCCCTCCAAGTTCAACTAAAGAAGCAGTCCATTGCTTAATAACTGCAATAACTCCTAAGACTCCATTTCTGAAAGTTTCACTTGTCTTCCATAAGTGAGTGAATCCTACTACTAATCCTGCTATTGCTGCAGCTAATACCCAAGCAGGAGCAGTCATCATTTGTAGTCCTGTAATGATTGGCATTAGTACTGGACGGACAGCAAACAAGATAGCTCTCAATCCTGCAAAGTATCCTATCCCCAGAGCTAACGGTGTAAGGATTACCATCAGAGCAGGGACAAGCATCATCATCCCTTGGATAAACTTAGCTAATACAGGATGAGCTTCATTAAATTGAATAACCATCTCGGCTAGTTTAGCAATAAAGTTATACATAGGAGTCATTACAGCAGCAAACGCTTGGACCATTGGCTCAAATGCTTTAGCTAACTTTTCCAACATGTTATTGAAAGCTTCAGCGTACTTTGTGTTTTCTTCCATAGCTCTTCCATGTAAAGCTCCATAGAACTTAGTTGCAGCAGCAGCAGCCAATCCAAATATGACAGGCAAAGCCATCATTTGAGTTCCTAAATCACGAATGAAGTCATTGTACTGCTTTACAGAGGCGTTAGCACCTAAGAACTCTAGAGCTAGCTGCTGAGGGCTTCCAGATCGTGCGAGTCTGTCCAAGGAATCTACTGCAGTTAATGCAAGCCTACTTGTGTTATAAAGAGGATTATTCATCGTAGTAAGGTTATTCTGGAAACGGGAAGCAGTAGAGCTTGCGTTATTCAGAGTCCCTATAGTTTGATAAATACTCATGAGAGCCATTCTGTTAGAGTTGATAGCTTGATCGTTCGCAGCCTTTTGAGCTTTACCTAACTCATTGATTCTAGCTATCATTTCATCAACTGAGCCTGTATAAGACCCTGCAGACTGTACTAGCTGGAAGTATCCGTATTGAGTCTCTATTTGAGCCTCACGAGCTCCAGACATACCTGCCTTCATTTGATGTTGATAAGCTTTCATTTCATTCATCATTGCCATATGAGCGTCAGATACTTGAGTATATCCTCTTGTAATATCGCTATTCATACGAGCAAAGTCTGACCCAAAGGACTGAGTAATCTCTCTAGAGTTGTTTCCCATATTGGACCCGATACGATTAATCTCATTGTTGATTTCTGTAACTTCTGTATGTGTAATACTGCTGAGTCTATCTATCTCTGCTTGGTATTCACTATTGAGTTGGGACACAATGGACTGTATATTCGCTCCAATACGGATAAGCTCCTCGTTTACTTGTGCAACCTCTCCCCGTACATCGCTATCAAGAGGGTTAAACCCATCATCAAATAACCTACGAGCGGCTTGTCCTATTGTGGTCATGTCTGCCCCGATTTCTCTGAGTTGAGCATTCACATCTGCTACGTTCGAGCCTACATTACTACCTATATTACTTAGTTGGTCATTTATATCATTTACATTTGAGCTTACATTCCCTCCGAGATTGTTTATCTCTGAATTAAAAGCATCTCGAGTTCGAGCTACTGAGCTCATGTTAGAACCCATTCTACCTAGCTCTCTATTGATTCTCTCTACATCGCTACGTATATTAGAATTGTCTATTCGGGCATCTATCTTTACACTTCCGTCGGCCATATATATTCACGCTCCTTTTGTCTAATTTAAAGAATCTCCAGGAGCCCTGCTATGAGGTCTTAATCATCTGTTGTAGGTTTAATAACCTTGTTTTCTTGAGCTAGTTGCTTGCGTGCTTCTTTGTAACGTCTCATACGTTCCTCGTAAGCTTTCAGCTCTCTAGCCTCTCTCATTTCTTTAGCTTGAGGCAGCTCATAAAAGGATTTTTTCTTCTTGATATCCTTCACCTGGTCCGCATTCTCTTTAGTCTTCTTAGGGACTTCACAAGTGCGGTACTTAATAGCAGTCTTCATAGTAGTCTCTTCTGATAAGTTGTTAAACAATGCTAAAAACTGATTCCAGAGGAGCTTTCCCTGTTGCTCAATGAGATCTAGCTTGTAATCATACAAAAAGGACGAGTATATCCGTTCAGCATCTATAGTAAAATCAACTATAGGAACCTCTTGGAATGTCTCGTCCTCTTCTGCTCCGTCTGTGGAGTTATCCTTATTGGTCATCTCATTGACTCGTTCTTTCTTATCAAGGTCTATATTGAGCTTTGCTTTAAAGATATCAATGAGAAGTTTATTAAGTTGTTCCCCGTTGAGCTGAGCTAGTAAGGATCGTTCTACTACAAGCATATTGAGGGCTATTAGAAGTTTACTCTTATCAGGCACCGTTTTATCATCGAATAGCTTTAGCATAACGAGGATATTATCATAGGAGAGGTTTAGCTCAATAGCCACGCCTCCCCAGGTTATTACATCTACGTTACGCTCTGTGAGTGAGAATCTCGGTCCCATAAGTGATCACCTACTTCTTAACGTTTGTTAAGTATGCATCTAAGTTACTTCCAGCTTTAGCACGTAGTTCTGACTCCACTAATGATGTTAAGTAGTCGATTAAGCTAACTAAATTCATAAGAGAGCGTCCTGCTTTCTCATACAGCTCCTCGAATGTATCTTCTCCTAAGAATAGTTCGATAGCTTCACTCATAAGCTCACGTTGCTGTAAGTTCATAGCGCGTAGAACCTCTGGAGAAGCTTCACGGAAATCAATTGCTTCATTTTGTAGATCCTTAGCTTTCTTCTCATAAGATAAAAATCCCTCTTGATACTTTAACATTGACTCATCATCAAAGTTCACCTTGTAAAGCTTCCCTGCTACGTCAATCTCTCTATAAGTTTTCTCGAAGTTAAATTGAAACTTGTTTTCTACTATTTTTGAAACACCTTCATATACTTCTTCTGGCTTAGCTAATTGATTTGTCATTATGGTTATCTCCTTGTTTTTTGTATTTGCCTCCGTCGAGACAATTTTTAATTTATTCGAATAAGTTAAAAACATATTTTTCACTATTTTTATCACTCTAAAAAAGCTATCACTGAGGAGGGAACCGAAGCTCCCTCTCAATGTAATTGATAGCATGAACGGAAGAGAAATGCGGAACTATTAAGCTGCGCCTTTTTCTGTAAATTCTGGAGCTCCGTCAAAGGAAATATTAAACTCAATCTCACCCTTGCTATTCGCATCTCCTCCGGGAACTTTGATCTCTGAGATAGTTGAAGGACCTTCCCATTTGTCACCGTTTGGCTCAGTCACTCTAAAGTCAGTCTTACGAGCGTCTCCAATTTGGTTAACTTTCTTAAGGATAAAGTCTTGAGCCTCATCGCCATAAGAACGATGACCTTCAAAGGAATAACTCATCATGAAACCAATAACAGAACGCTCAGAAGCGCCTCCACCATCATAGTAGTAGTCCTCTTCTACTTCCTCGTTATTATCGGGATCTACTGACTTGATACCTTTAGCAATAACAGCCCACTTAGGAGTAGCCGCTGTTCCCACATTGATCTCAAATTTATAAAGATGGTTCAATAGATATGCCATATATTAATTACCTCCTATTTCTAATTCCGCAGAAAAAAGTGCGGTGTATATATACTCGTTTGCTGCTGTCTTCTCAACAAAAGAAGGTTCAACATATACATTGAGCCTTCTTAGTGTGTATGAATTGTCAACTGCGTTAAAAGTACGCCTTTGTACATTGTTTAACTCTCTTGTCATTGCTTCAATCGCATTCGTTACTTCTAATTGGTTATCGCTTTTAACGAGCAATTGGAATTGTTTATTGATGATTTCACCTTCGTAATATTGCTCTCCTAGCGCTGAAGGAATCATTCTAATAGCAATACTTTTTCGTGGTGTATCATTTACTCCTATATCCAATAAATCGGCTTTTATAGGAGCAAATAGGATATTCGGCTGCAAAGTAGTGGTTAAATGCTTCTTGACCGATTCAATTAGCCATATCATGTTTGTCCTCCTATAAGTTCCGTTTAATCTCGTTTTCTACGATTCTTGCCCAATCCATCACATGTCTAGCTTTTGCTTCTTCAAACCATAAACCTTGGGCATTAGGGTTGACATCTTGTGAGAAATTGTACTGGGGATTGTAATACACTCTTCTTGCATATGGAGTGTTCCATTCTATATGACCTTCTCCAGGCCTACTAAAACGAATAGACGAACGTTCTAATTCACCTGTATCTTTTGGTATATAAAAGTTACTGTCTTTCAACACCTGCTGATCTAATGCAAATTGTGCTTTTTCAGTAGCTTCAATGACTTTACCCTCAATTACAGATGTATCGATTCTAATGTTTAATCGAATCATACAAGCACCACCTCCACATGATGGAGAGTGCTTCTATCATAAAAGTCACTTACTTTGCTAACGGTCATTTCTTTTCCGTTAAATATGATTTTAGATTTCTCTTTGAAAGTAACAGGTGTCGAATGCACTACGTCATGAAATAGTAAAGTTTGCATTACAGTACTGTCGCCATTCCCATTAGATACAAATGTCTTTTTAGGTTCAATTCGAACCCTTTCAATCGTTACAGAAGGCGCATAGTTATCACTACCACCCCATGTATCATCCTCACCCCTATACTCCAAATACTCGACTGTATGGATTAACAATGAACGTCTTATTGGTTTAGCCATGCACACACACGCCTGCATATAGCAACCCAGTCGGTCTAAGGAATTTAGGTACCGTGATTGCATACTGTGTATAAAAACTAGGTGCATCGTCTGCCCCTGCACTCATTCCATTCTCTGAATAAGAACCTACGGAAAATCCTCCACCACCTTCACTTACAGTTGCGGAAGTCTCTCCATTAATCGCCAAAAACTCAACTTGAGCAGCAGTTGCTTTCTTTACCTGCTTTTTAATAAAAGGTGCCAACTTATCAAAGTCGACGCCTTCTAATTTGTAATTAATAACATCATCAATTTGGTCACTAGCACGAGCAATAAGACGTTCTAATAACGCTGCATCAGATACCGGAGTACCTTTGTATTCGTTATTGTAGTAATCAGCATCTATATATGCCATATGATCACCTACTTAGTAGCGGATTTTTTCGGCACTTTTAGATCGGCTAATTCCGCCTCTAGTTCGTCGATTTTGTCGAGCGCTTTGTTGTGCTCTGCTACAGAGATGTTACGCCCTCCAGTAGCACGCTTGATAATCTTGCTATCTTCGTTAATCTGGTCGAAACCATCATTCAGATAGCTTGATAAGAAGTCTTTTTCAATGTTTAATACTTTATTCAATCGTTGTACTTTTACTGTGTTACTCATTTAACACCATTCCTTTCATAATAAAAAGAGAAGCTATAAAAGCCTCTCTTTAAGGTGTAGTTGTAATATTGAATTTCACGCCATCAACTTTAGCACCTAAGATAAATACATCCCAGTATTTGCGTTCGTAGTAAAAATATTTACCTCGAGTTGATGCGCTCGGAGATTCTAAATCAACAAACTCATATTGTTGCGGCGATACTACTGAAAGCGGATGAATTAAGATCATGTTGATTTGTTTTGCAGCAGCATCTGGAACAGCACCATTTGTAAAGTTGTAAGCAGTTTTCATACGTGAAGAAGGAACAGAAACGATGTCCACGTCATCTAAAGAGCTAATACCTCGTGCTACATCATTTTCACTTCGTCCTTTGATGTCAAGATCACGTTGAATTCCTTCTGCTTCTTTTAATAACTTTTTAATAGCAGGAGTTACATAAAGAATACGTCCTGTTTGTGGAACTTCAGCTTCGTCCATTTCGAACATTAACTGGTCGAATACACCTAAAATGTTTGCAACAGTAAGTGCAGTTGAATCTGCTACCTTACCTGCTCCAGTGTATTCAGCATATAATTTTGAAGCCATATATTTGTCATGTTCTGGAATCGCTTCTTCTTCATTGAATACACGAGTGATATTCGCAATAGTTACAGCCATGTTTGTTTCGTCAACGTCTACTGGATCAACTAAAGTGCTGAATTCGCGGTCATGACCTAGAGTTTTTGGTTCGAATGAGTTATCAACGCGGCGTGTGTAACCTCCGACAACATCTCGGTTAACGTCTGTATATCTACCTACTTTAATACGTGGAATCATGATTGTTTTCGCACCTGTCCATTTTACGATCTTGTTGTTTGGTGTAGAGTATAATGCACCGAATGATAAACCATTTGAAAACTTTTGAATAAGTGCCTGTTGATATTGTGAAGCATAATTTAATGTAGCCATTAATAAATCACTCCTAATTTTTGTTTTAATTAAATCTATTTAAACGCCGCAGCCCATTGTTCTGCTTCAGTCAGTGTTTTCTTTTGATGTTGACCAGTTGTAAATGTAGGTTTTGGAGTTCCTGGTGGTTCTTCCACTACACCTTTAAAATGCGGGAACTCTTCTACTACCATTTCAATAGCTTTCGTAATATCTACATCATCGCTTACCTTTGTTTTTGCTAGAGTAATAACAGCATTTAAGTTCTTTTCTTCTGTAATGCCTGATTTAATCGCAGCATTTTCTGCTTGCAAATTAAAAAGAGACTCATCTTTTTCTTGTAACTGAGTCTCAAAGGCTGTTAACTTTTCATTTGTCTTTTCTTGCTCTGTTTTCTGTGATTCTTGATGAGCATTCCAATCACTCACGGTTTGTTTCAACTGATCTAAATTCTCTACACCGAGTTTCTTTAAGAACGCTGCTTCCTGCTTTTGTTTCGCTTCATCCATCTGCTCTTGTGTAAAAGTAACTGGTGGTTGTGCAGGTGGTTCTTGATTTGTTGGCGGTGTAGTTTCTGGTGTCGCTACACTTGGATCACCTCCTTCCGGTGCAGCTGGCGGATTGTCTCCTCCTTCAGAGAAGAACTGCATTCCTTTTACTCGTAATCTAAATGGTTTTAACATTATGATTCCTCCTAAATAATTTGTTCTCGGTTATATTGACGCTTACGCTTCGTCTGATTAATAAATTCCCTCATAGCAGATTGACGTTGGGATACCTTATTCTTCGCTTCCTTAACGCCTTCTGCATCGCCTAACGCTTCCATAACCTTTACTTCCTTCTTCGCTTTTCTAATCTGCCGTTCCAGGCGTCTTTGCTGCTGACTTTGCTTGTAAATCCTGCGATTCTCTTCTACATCCGCATAAGGGAAATACCGCTGAGTTGATTGCCCTTCAATGTACGGATAACGAATATGCAAGCAATTTATACCGAATAGCCCATCAGGTTCACCATAGCTTGTACTACTTAACGGCTTATATTTAGGATGTTTACCACTCAAACTATAAATCTCCCCTTGATCTTCGAAGCATTTCGGCCTCGCTCCTGGATAACTAGACACTACGCATAAATCCACGTTGTATTCCTTCATTCGCTCATCTTGCATGCCATTTGCCACATTTTGACTCGTTGACCTTGCTACCATGCTTACATATCCCTCGACACCCCATCGTCTTCCTCTCTTATCAATCAGAGCAGGGATCCCACGTTGAGTCCATTCAGAAACAGTCTGTCTTAGCGCCTGTTGCGCCGTTATGACATCACCAAGAACTTTACCTACTGTTTTATTTAAGATGTCTAGATAAACCTGTTGAGACTGTTTGAGCATAGTAGTATTTACAAGATTAAATGTTTCTAAAGCTTGGCGCTCATAAGCATTAAGGATTCCTATTAGCGCTGCACTTGTATACATCGCTGGCGCGGCAACTAAACTTCCTGCTTGCACTGCTTCTAAATACAACGCTTCATGTTGTTCCACTGCTGTAAATCCAGCCGCTTCTAACATCTTTCGTACTTCCTCTGACGTTTTACCACTATAACGAGCAATTGTATCCATTTGTTGCTGATTTAACTTACCAAGCTTATTCAACTGGACTATGCGCCAATGCTGATACTCTGTGAAATCCTCAGCAGTTAATAGCAGTTCCATGTCATACTTAAGAATTCTGGCCATGTTTAAAAACAACTCTTCTTCAATCGCATTGTAGATATCCACTACAAACATAGAGAGTTGCTGCAATATATTAGGAGGAAGAGCCATTATCCTTCATCTCCTGGCTTAGTATTCTGTTGTTTATTGTTCATACCAAAGAAATCAACATTTTCTGGCATAACCATTTTATTCTCATTTTGGATCTCTTCTACGATTTTCTTCGCTTCTTCTTCAGAAACACCGTGTATCTTCATGATTGCTAACTTTTTAGTCGTTAAGCCATTCATAACAAGTGTAACTTGCTTATTAATCTCTGCTGTTTGGTCTTCTGCAATAGAATCATCAAAGGTAACAGTAACTTCATAGTCATCTGTACTCTCAAATTCATCGTATAGAGCAGCAATTTCGATAATGATATCAACTAAATCACGGATACCATCTTCAATAATCGTTTCGTGTGACTGCTTTGTTCTGAATGTCTTGGAATTTTCACTTACAACCTCTGTTGCAGTCTTAACTCCTTGTCCATCAAAACTAAATGCTCCAGCAGAGAAGCCAACCTGCATCGATACATAGTTTAAAAGAGCATTAATAGCAGCAGTATGTTCTTCAACGCGCAATTCAACAGATATATCTTGGATATTCTGTGCTCCATCATCGAATTTCATCGCTTCGTATACTTCGTCAGTTGAATCAAAATACCTATGCGACATACCTGTTTGTGGATCTATGACAGTTTTTATCGCTGAAGTCGGTACAATAATACGCTTCTTACCTAACACGAACTCACGCTGGAAGCTATCGAATGCGATATCAAGTGATTTCAACGTACCTAATGCATTAGCGTAGATAGAAATACCAAGTGGTGAGCTTAAATCCAAGTTATTCGCTGTATTCGACTTGAAGTAAACAAACGTCGGTTTAGATAAGTTTTCAATACGCACTTCTTCTTCCAAGTCAGGGTATAGTGTAGATAAAGAAACTTTTACACCTAAGTCTTCTTGGTTTTTACTTTCGTATAACTCGTTCTTAATTACATACTCTTTGCCTTCTACCAAGTGCCATTCGAGTAAAGTGTATTTCTTATCACCTTTAGATATTTCATTTACAAATACACCTTCAGTGATATGCTTGTTATCCCACGCAATAGGAATAAAGCAGTCTGCTGTGACATAGGAAAGCTTAATACCTTCATCCCAGTAAACCTTGATTACCATTCCACCTAATGCGAATGTGTACTCTAGGTACCTCTGAAACTCTTTAATGAAGTTATTTTCATCCAGGACATTCTTAATATTCTCTGAAAGAGCGTCATCTGAGATATTGATTGAGCACTTCTCATTAAAGATAAGAGCAGCCATTTCTTGCGAGATAACTTTCGCCATGTTTAGTGATGCCATCTTCCTACTCTTCTGCCCTTCAATCGTATGATACTTAATGTTATGCCAATCGTCATAATGACCGCTATATAACGCTTTCCACATGTCGATATGCTTGTAGGATTCCTCATTGATAGGTATCTCTTTTTTATCAGATATCTTCTTAATTCCTTTGATTAGTCCCAATTTATATAGCCACCCCCTCACTTTTGCAACGATGTTACCAAACAAGCTCTCACCGCCTTATTTTACGTATTGTTTATAGAAGTAATTGTTTGCGTATCTGCATTCATCTAGCGCATGGTTATAAGCATCTATTGGTTCACCATTATCCAAGCGGACATACATACCGATTTCTTTTAAGAAGTTATAGTGGTCGTATTCATCACACTCAACAAGTAAAAATTGTTTGTTAGTAATAGCGTTTTGTAACCGCTCAATACCAACTTCTTTACCTTTACTTGAACCTTTAATATCGCGAGCATTATTGTCAGCGGCAGTTGTTTGAATACCAATCAAGTGTAATTCTTCCCTTAGTGACTTACACGCAGGGTCGACAAACACCTCGCTATACTGCATTTCAAACTTCTTAACGCACCATTCAATGAACTGCTTAATCTCTTTGGCGTAAATGGACATTGCTTTAACTTGCCCTGTATCTTTACCACTATGATAGTAATTAGCCATACGCAACAGTCTGAATTTATCTTCATAACGAACCACAATGTTACAGCTGCATGAAGTAGCATCAGATTGACCACCATCAGCAGTAAAATACATTTCGTATCTTTGACCACGAACAGCAGGGAGTATGTTCTTTTTCATATCAAACATTGAATAGATAACACCCTGTGGCATAACCCTTCTGCCGAACCAATCTCGTTCCAGCAAGTACGGATTCTTTGAAAGAATCTCGTGTATTTCCTGCTTCCTCTTCTCGGTAAGAATCGGATTATCATCAGGAGTCCAATGAGTCCATCGTGTATTTTGTACATCAAATACTTCTGATATAACCGGATGGTTAGGAGCAGGTGGGTTTAAATCTGCTAAATGGTAACGGTCTTGTGCAGCAAAGGTACGACGGAAACATTCTTGGATCATGCCCATGTTAAGTAAGTTAATCTCACAAAACACAACACTACCAAGCGACATACCCGTTATAGCGCCGACACTGTTACTCTTTCCCGCGCCTTTGTAATAGACACGTTTAATGCCGTTTGGCGTGTGTATTTCCAAATGCGAACCACGCTCATCATGCTTAATATCGGCTAGGTTTCCAAATATATTTTGCAATCCAGTTCCATCACCATCGATAAACAGTCGGTGCGCCTGCTCTTGGTTATAAGCTACAATTAAATGGTTTGTATCTCTCGTCCACGTCAAATAATCAGCATAGCGAAAGTGCCCTGCTGTTGTTTTCCCTGAACGTGGTGTTCCTTCCAAAACATCAAAAGTGTAATTATATGGTCTATAGATAACTTCTAACTGTTTAGGGGAAAACTTAATCGCTGTTTTACTCATATTGTTTACGCCCTTCTATTAATGCATCGAGTAATGAAGTATCTTTCTTTTGACCTTTGAGTTTCGCAGCGCGTTCTTTAGCAAAGTCAGTATCAGCTTTGATTTTCTCAATCTGTACTTTTTGCATTTCTTGTTGCATTCGGTGTCGTTCTGCTTCAATCTGATGTTTAAATGTATCTGGAACCAATTCAAAGTACTGAGCTAATTTATCCAAAGCTTTCATCTTGTCAGCAAGCTTAACGGATATCCCATCTCTACCTTGCTTCACTTCAGTAATGATTGAACCATCTACCATATCAGCCTCATATAGATCAACAAAGTTCACTATCCTTGTTTCCTCGTTACCTTCATCATCTTTAACTATTACTTCTCTTTGTCCAAAATTAAGATAGTTAGTAATATCAGCAAAAGCAATCTTAATGTACTCTTTCAACACATCCATCGCTTCCACAAATACATTTTCAACTAACTCACCTTTAAGCTCCTTTATATAGGAAGAAACTCGTTCACGTCGTAATAATCGACTACTCTGTACATGAGCGCTCTCTTTGGCATATCCGCTCTTGATTGCAGCTTGTGTACCATTGAAGTACTTCACGTAATATAAACAAAAGAGCCGTTCCTTTTCAGTCAGCTCTTCATCTTCTAAAATCTCTTTTAGTTTCTCTTTTGTTTTAGGATTTTTAACATTAGTAACGCTCCTTTTCGCAATAGTAACGTTACCATTCATTTGTTCATCCCATTTATCTTGTGATTTCCACTTTCTGATTTGCGAAGGCTTGAGATTTAACTCAGCTGCAATATCAATTAATGGTTTCTCACCTTTACTTGCTTTGTACATTTCAAACGCTTTATCACGATCTGGGCTTCTTTGCCTAGCCATATTCACCACCTCGCGGTAATTCCTTTTGTATTATATTTTAAATCCATTTATTTTAATGTATAATTATATAAAAAGTCATAACTTTTAGAATTGAGGTGACCATTATGAAAAGTTTTGGTACTTTAGCATGCTCTGCTTTCTTTTCAGCAATGGTGATGTTGTATAATGTCCAATCCTTTTATAATAAATTCACAGCAGGAAATACATATTATTGGGTAAATGGTATCCTAGCTGCTGGATTTCTTATATCCTTTATCATCGACATAAAAGATATCATCAAGAAAAACTACAAAACTTCTGAATCGAATTAAGGAGCCTATAATGGCTCCTTTTTCTATGCAAAACAAAAAAAGCAGCGGATTCGCTACTTTAAGGTTCAACTATCTCCCACGTTACTCCATGAATAATTAAGTCTCGTGGTTTCTTTTTTACTTCAGCTAATATCTGTCCTTCAGGAAATGGTTCTTTAGTTTTAGTGATACTTGTACAACCAGCTTCTTCTAATACATTGTTGATTGGATGTTCAGCATATCGATTGAACCTATTAGATACATCACATATCATTTTCACTATCATACTCTCATCCCCTTTTTCTTCCAGAATAACACAAAAAGAATCTTATTTTCCCACACCACTACCGAATGTAAACTTTTACCCATTAGTTTACATTCAAAACATTGATTTTATTGAATTCATAGCGTTTTAGCTGTTTTAACAAAAAACAATAACAAAAGTATACATTCAAATCATTGTTTTTAAAGGGATTGTGAAACCGCCCTGCATTTTGTTAACTATCTCTATTTTTGTTCGTTGAGTTGTTTGTTTTGTTACCCCCTTATCATCCATTATCGCGTTCGACTGCTCCATTTCCTTCAATACTGACTCATCTCACCAATCCGATATCCGAAGTAAATCACCAACAAAGTAAAAAGCGTACCTACAAGATATCCTGTAAGTCCTCCTAACCAAAACATCCCATCACTTCCTCCGTAAAATAAAATAAGACGCTAAACCGATCACGGTAGCGCCTACGAGAATTGCTATTGGTGTAATCATTTATAGTTCTCTAATTCCTAACGTTCTTTTGCAATTTCAACTGCATCAAGATTAACTAGATTGCTACAATCTATATAAACCGGAATCTTTACCTCTGGAACCTGTATCATTGCACCTACACTAGCGATAGCCTCACCTAATTCTTCAAAAGCTTTTGTACATCTTTCCGTAGCTTGTGTTAATCGTTCGATTTTCTCTTGTGCTTCACCAGTATCAACATTAACTTCAATATCTAATGTATTTCTTGGTTTCATCTGTTCTTCCATCATTCATCATCCTCCTATTCAAATGTCCATTTTATACAAAATAAAAGAGCACCCACAATTGTTAGGTGCTCTGATATATAAAGTGGTGTCACCACATACTGTAATATATGCTTGTCCTATTCAAATCGTGCATAAAAAAAGAGCATCCACATTAGTAGATGCCCAAATGTGTAGGAGTTTTCAATGAGTATCGAATAGGACCTGAGAGAGGTTGTCCTACACTACAATATATGCTTGTCCATCTCAAAATGTGCAATAAAAAAGCACCATCGTCCAGGCGCTAATAATACCCATTGAGGTAACTAGCATGTTAGAGAAGAACTTTCTGTATCATTATATGATGTTCAATCCTAACTATACCTAATACTTTAAAGATGCTTATTATGTAATTTCTATATAACAAAGAAAAAAGCACCCGTTATGGATGCTTTTAGTTTTAGTTAGTTTGTTTTGAATTTTCATCAATTGTAACAAACAATTGTAAATTGAGCCTAGAGTGAATATTTATCTCTTTCTCTAATTTGTCAATCTCTTTTGCTAAGTCCATTATATGATTTTTAACTTCATCTTGCATTTTTATAAGTTCTGTTAACTGATCAGTGTCATCTTCACGGGTTGCGCCCATAACTTCTCTAATGCAATATAATTTAGCATTGTAAATCTTTAACATTTTTTTATTATCTCGCAAAGAACGCTCTCTTTCAGCTTGTTCCTCTTGTAACCCTTCTTTCCAAGTTTCCATATGCGGTCTTAAATCAAATTTTTCCACATTGCTTCCCCCTTTTAATTTTTATATACTAATTATACCAGAAAAAGCCATCACCGAAAGGTGACAGCTCTAGAGGGGGAAGAGAGATAACAAATGGCAAAAAGTATCTCTTCAAGAATAAGATTACTCTCATTCTTTTCTCGATCACCGCAATCATCATATAAGCTACACGCTTTGTGTCAGTGACCGAGAAAAGAGCGAAAGCTCTCCTCGTTTTATGTCCGTAGACAACATTTTCAACCCATGAAAATGATTTGTATCAAGAAGTTTCCGCTTCTTGCGTGAGCTAACGCGTTTTCAAGGGGACGGAGGGGATGGTTCCGCCGCATTAGCTCAAACAAAGAGCGGAAGCTCTCTGCCTAGTGAAGATTCGCAGTAATCACTAGAAAGTGTAATGCGCTCAAAATAACGATACATTATTATTCTTATTACTTATTACTTATTACTTTGGTTTTGAAATGTACCGGGAACGTGATGGTCATTCAATCATATGAACCATCACCCATTTCATTTTCAAATGTGGAGAGATCATAGACACGGCATCTAGTATTATATTTACTATCAACCCAAGCGACGACTCTTGAGCTGAATGATAAATACAAAATAGTTTTGGGAAGCTCTTATTCCCTCTAGCCTCCGCGTCACCGAGTAACGTAGTTATAATGGGCACGCTATCCCATGAAGCGTATTCTCTTTTCAAAGAGCGTTTCTTCATGAGATAATCGTACTTTTTATTCGATTGTTAAAAGGTACCCAATATGGTAGCCCGAAAGTGCCATTTTATATCATTCCTAATGCATCTGCGAAGTTGATTACAGCTGACTTTTTCTTTCTGTAAAATGTTCGTCTTTTAATTCCTATAACCGTATAAATGTAATCATCATTAAGAACTTTTGTATTCATGTATTTCATTTCTAATATTCTTCTTTCATCCTCATCAAGTGCTTCTTCTAGCGCTCTCTTCACTTGAATATAACGAATATACTTCTTATCTTGATCGATTGGTTTTGGCTTTAACTCAGGAAACAATAATTCTGCTCCAAATGCTGTTCTCTCCTGCTGGTTTTGGAAGCGCACTTTGAGAACGCGATACTTTTGTAATTCCTCTATAACCAATGCCCTAATATCTTCTTCAGTAATTAATTGTTGTTGTCCCAAGTCGGAATCCCCCTATTTCTGAATTTGTAATTTTAACATCACATCAGGTATGTGAAATTTTAATGTTTATCTTCTGAATAAGGGAACATTGCGCATTAACATAGCTCCCACCACACTATTGCGCATTGTTCCGCTATTCATTAGGCCTTTAATAATTTACGTTTCTTGTTACTCATCTTCTCTTTCGCTGCTTCGATGTTATTCGTTACCCTTTTATGGCCCTGATCCATCTGAATCATCCCATCTAGCATTCCTGTAATTAATCCTGTCTCATCAATGTATTGTAAGTAATCAACTGGCGCTCGTTCTGTTTGTTCCACTAAGTATCCGTAAATGTCAAAGTCTGCTCTTGGTATAGACTTCTTCCCATTCGGTTGGTGAGACATCCTTACATAAGATTGAATCACTGATGCTGGTACAAGGAATACTGTCTTATCCTTACTAAACTCTATAAGGAAGAAACACACAGCTCCCATCTTCTCCGCTTTCTCCAGGTAATCTAATTGATGCTGAGCTATATTCTTCAAATCAAATCGTGTTAAGCTCTCTGTTGACTTCGCTTCAAATGCAATAGCTCGTCCATTGTACACGCCATCATAGTCCACTGTACTTTTAGATTCATAGAATCCATTTACTACTCGTCCATTCTTACTTTTTAACACCTTCACAGGAGTCGGACGCTTGTTTATAAGCGCCACTCCCTCTCTCTGATACCTTTCGTTCGATAAATTAATAAGCTTCTCAAAATGCATTCCTCTGTTTCCTAATCCCATTGTTATTCCTCACTTTCTATTAAAAGGATTATTTTGTTCAATTTATCAATTCTTTTACATATTTTTATTTTTCCTTATAGCATTATTCCTATATAATTTAACTTATAACTATATTGATAAATTAGTAAGAAGGTGTAAATTATGTTTGAACTCTTATGGTTAATGAAATTTATAAACGACTCATTTTGGTTAATAATTTCCATATTGCTAGTAATTTTCGTACTATGGCTTATTTTTTTAAAATATAAGAATAACCAAGCACTTAAAATACATATGGAGGAACTCCATCGACGTATGGAAGAACTCCGTCAGTCTAGTATCAATGAAATTGACCAAATGGACGGTCGACAATTCGAAGTATACTTAAGTTCCTTATACCAATCATTCGGATACCACACAGAAGTTACAAAAGGTTCTGGTGACTTTGGAGCTGATTTAATCCTTAAAAATAATAATGAAACAATCATTGTGCAAGCGAAACGCTACAGTAATAAAGTTAGCCTCCAAGCTGTTCAAGAAATCGTCGCAGCGAAAGGTTATTATAGCGCTAATCATGCATGGGTTGTTACTAACAACTATTTCACAGCACCGGCACGTAAATTAGCCGATGCTAATGATGTATTACTTATAGATCGCGACCTATTAATTAAATTAAGTGCGCAAGTGAATCGTCAAAATCACCAGCAACCAACAAACTTAGAGCAGAGCAGCTATTAAAGGCTGACTGCTCTTTTTGTTTAAAACGAAATTTTTATTAAGTTCTTACTTATCCTTTAACCCACACTGCTTCACTGCTTCATTGCTTCTTTTCTAATCTTTGTAGCTAGCTTTCTATCTTCATCGCTTAAATGAGCGAAATTAGTAGACCTGATGTAGTAAAACCATTCGTATATTTGAAGTAACTCGTTTTTATTTAATTTCATTTCCCTCTTCCCCCCTGAATAAATCTCAATATTCCGTCAATAATGTAGATACAATAATCTTTCTCCGTCCCCCTCTTTTGCTAGCTGCTCTTTT